TGCCGCTCCATGCCGCCGTCGCGCACCCGCGGCTGACCGTGCAGGAAGCCGACGACGAGGAAGCCGAGAAATACAACAAGACCAAGGCGATCGGTGATGCAACCCACGCGCTGCTGATCGAGCGCGGCAAAGACATGGTGGTCGTCGATGCAGATTCGTGGCGCTCGGACAAAGCTAAGAGTGCGCGTGCAGACGCAGAAGCCGCCGGCAAAACCGCCATTCTGGCGAAACATCATCGCGTGGCTCAAGGCGTTGCCACCGCGGCGCGCAAGCAACTGGCCGACCACGAGGAACGCGACTGCTTCCTCAACGGCGCGGGCGAGGTGGCCCTGATCTGGCAGGAAGGGCCGCTGTGGTTCCGCTGCCTGGTCGATTGGCTGCACGATGACCTGCGCACCGCGGACGACCTGAAAACGTCCGGCATGTCGATGGCGCCGCATGTGCTCGGGCTGCGCGCCGCGGATGCCGGCTGGCATATCCAGGCGGCCATGATTGAGCGTGGCCTTGACGTGCTCGACCCGGACAACGCCGGTCGCCGCAAGTTCCGGTTCGTCGGGCTAGAGCAGGACCCACCGCACGCGCTCAACGTCATGATGATGACCGAGCACTGGCTGACGATGGGCCGCAAGCAGCTCCAGCACGCGATCGATATCTGGTCGCGCTGCGTGGCGACGAACGAGTGGCCGGGCTACCCGCCGTTTGCCGTGACGCCAGAGTTCCCCGGCTTCAAAGAGACGCAATGGTTGGCGCGCGAGATCGAAGCCGCAGACGCCCGCCCGCCCCGCGCGAAGTTCGACCCTCAAACCCTACTTGCAGGCTGACATGAACGCACCCGTCCGATCATTCGACGCCAAGCCCGCCGTCCGCGAGTCCGTGCCGCTGCTGATCGGCCTCATGGGCAGTAGCGGTTCCGGCAAGACGTTCTCCGCGCTGCGGCTCGCCACCGGCATTCAGACCGTGACCGGCGGCGATATCTATTTCATCGACAGCGAGGCGCGCCGCGCACTGCATTACGCCGATCAGTTTACGTTCAAACATGTGCAACTCGATCCGCCGTTCGGCTCGCTCGACTACCTCGCTGCGATCCAGCATTGCGTAAAGCAGGGTGCGAAGGTGATCGTCATCGACTCGATGACACACGAGCATTCCGGCCCAGGCGGTTACCTGATGACCCAGGAGGCCGAGGTCGAGCGCATGGCCGGCAGTGACTACGCCAAGCGCGAGCGCGTCAAGATGGCCGGATGGATCAAGCCGTCAGCCATGCGCCAGCGGATGATCGCCGGCATCCTGCAACTCAACGTCAATCTGATCTTCTGTTTCCGCGCCAAGGAAAAGACGAAGCCGGTCAAGGGTGGTGGCATCCAGGAACTCGGGTTCATGCCGATTGCCGGCGAGGAGTTGCTGTTCGAGATGACCGTCAACTGCCTCTTGATGCCGAAGTCCGGCGGCGTTCCGACCTGGCGCTCTGATCAGGTTGGCGAAAAGCTGATGATGAAGTTGCCGCGACAGTTCGAGCAGGCATTCGCCGCGACCAAGGCGCTCGACGAAGAAACCGGCCGCGCGCTCGCCGCATGGGCGAAGGGCGGCCAATCCCCTGCGCGCGAGGCGCAGTCGGCCGCGCCGTCAGCCCGCTTGGCACCGGGTCCAACAAGTGACGGTGCGGCCGGTTCCTATATCGAGAAGTGGGCCGCGATCATCGACAGTGCGTCGAGCGCCGAGCAATTGGCGAAGGCGTGGAACGAGGACAAGCCGGCGCGCGATGCGATTGAGTGGCCGGATGACGGATCGTTCGGCGCGCTCAAGGTCCGCGTCGGCAATGCGGTGACGTTCCTGAAACAGCCGCGCGCATAATGACAGATCATCAACATTCAACAACAGGAGACGACAAAATGGCATTCCAACCGATCGGTTTGGGTGACAGAGCTAAAGACCCGATTACCGGATTTTCGGGGATCGTCACGGCAGTAACTACGTGGCTGCATGGGTGCATTCGCATCACTATCGAGCCAGAGAAGTTGGACAAAGAAGGAAAGCCGCAGGAGGGGCGATCCTTTGATCAGACGCAGCTAGTTCTGATTAAGAAGGGCGTTCATACGCCGATGGTTCTTGGAGTGACCACGCCCCCGAAGCCTGAGACACGCCGCAGCGCAGGCGGACCAGCACGCGAAGGGGCAAACTTTCAGCGCCGATAACGAGACGTTAACAGCGGATACAACGGAAACTAAATGAATGTCCTCGACCTCTTCTCAGGAATTGGCGGATTCTCCCTCGGGCTCGAACGAGCCGGGATGCGAACCGTCGCGTTCTGTGAGATCGACAAATACTGCAAGCGGGTTTTAAGCGAGCGATGGCCAGAAACCTACATAATGCCGGGCATATATGCGCTGAACAGCTTGTTGCGCCGGGTCAGAAAACCATCATTTCAGGTGGATTTCCTTGTCAGGACATTTCATTCGCTGGAGAAGGTGCCGGCCTTGCCGGCGCCCGTTCTGGACTCGTCTGGCCACTCCTACGAACCATTCGCATGGTACGACCATTCCGCGCGGTGCTGGAGAACGTGGCAGCGCTGCTTAGTCGAGGGCTGGGAGCTATACTCGGCCGCATGGCCGAGATCGGGTATGACGCGGAATGGCATTGCATTCCAGCGAGCGCCATTGGTGCGCCTCACCAGCGGGACCGCATCTGGATCATTGCTACCGACGCCGGAAGCGAGCAACACCAAAGCAATAGCCCTCCGCTCAGCGGGTCGATCGCCGCGCAACTTTCTCTCGCCTCTGCCAACACCGCGGCCATGTTCGGGTCTGAGGTCTTCGGGGGCGAACCGGACGGAGATTTTGCGCGCATTGGAGAAATGGCCAACGCCAGTGGCGCGCGATTACAAGGGTCAGGGAATGTCGGTAGCCAGGCGGGCGGCCGGCAAGAAGCCAGACAACCTTTGCTCAGCAGTGCTCTTGACGGACGGCAGTGGTGCGCTGAACCCGCCGTGGGTCGAGTGGCTGATGGGGTTCCCTATCGGGTGGACCGATTGCGCACCCTTGGAAACGCTGTCGTGCCACAAATCCCGGAAATCATCGGCCGCGCGATCCTCGAAGCCGAGCGCGTGAGTAATCCTAAATCAACACTGATTACGAGCGAAACGAATGGCTAAGCCGCTCAAATTTTACCAGACACTCAATCAAGCGCCGAGGAGCGTGAAGCATGGCACACATCGGAGAACCAGTCCGCCGGCACACGGTAGTGCCATTGTCGGAGCCGATTACGGCCCCGGAGGGTCCGATCAGGGAACCGTCTGGATTACCTGGGCACCCGGCGGGACCTTCAATTCAACCGTCTCAGCCGTCGACTTTGCCCGACCAGAGCCCCAGCCCATCCCATACGCCGGAATTAGAACCGGCGAAATAATCGCCTATCGGGCGTGGTTCGTGGTCAACAACTACGAACTGCGCTCGCTGGCTCACCATTTCATATGGGTGCCGGGCGAGGCAGTGCATGGCGACGTTCTAAAGATAATAGATGACATGCAAAACCTGTTTCGGGTTCGCCTGCTCATGGGCGGCGTTTATGCCCACACCGATATTGCTCTGACTATTGATGATGTCCGTGAAGAGTGGTCCGTGCGTTACCCGCGTCAAATGGAGCGTGAGCACCCACAGCTCGGCTGGGTTCCATCGTCATGGGATGATCCGGTAGGAAGCGAGGCCACGGTAGAAGTAGACACATTCCTAGGGATGGCTATAGGCGCTGTGAAACTTTGGGGCGAAGTAGTTGAGCACGAACGAGGCTATCGCGCCGAGCACGCCAAGATCGTTTCAATTGATGCCGTTTGCGGCGTGGTTGATATCGAAAGGCTGCGAGCGAAATATCTCGGCAGCGCTAATTCCTAATTAACAATAGGGCCATCGGAAACTAATGAGCCGAATTGAAACCATAGCCGAAGGCGTCACGCTCTATCTGGGTGACTGTCGGGAGATATTGCCGACGCTCGGCAGTGCCGCCGCTGTGGTCACTGACCCACCATTTGAGAAAGAAGCCCACACGCCAATCCGGCGAACCCGAAAGTCCATTAAGACGGGCGTGCATGACGCCCTGGATTTCACCGCAATTACAGAAGAAATGCGGGCCTTTGTAGCGGCCTGGGCCAAGGACAATTGCGACGGATGGCTGCTGGCATTTTGCCAAGTTGAAGCCGTCGCCGCTTGGCGCGATGCGATGGAGGCGGCTGGTCTGAAATACAAGCGCGGGATGGCATGGGTTAAACCAGACTCGTCCCCGCAATTTAATGGGCAAGGCCCGGCGCAGGGTTACGAGTGCATTGCAAGCGCGTGGTGCGGGGCTGGAATTAGCCGCTGGAATGCTGGCGGTAAACGAGGCGTATATACCCACTGCACCAACGGGCCAGCGCACCACGGAATGCACCCTACCGAAAAACCAACTTCCCTTATGTCCGAGATTATTGCGGATTTCACATCCGTGGGGGATCTGGTCGTTGACCCATTTATGGGGTCCGGCAGCACAGGGGTTTCCGCTGTCCAGCAGGGCCGCCGGTTCGCTGGCGTTGAAATAGACCCTCGCTACTTCGACATATCCTGCAAGCGAATTTCCGATGCCCTCAAGCAGGGCGATATGTTCGTACCCAAGCCTAAGCCTGCCAAGCAGGAGGCCATGCTGTGATAGCCCGGTACGTCCTTCACGAGCGCGTCATTGACTACATGAACTGCGGCTGGATGTGGCGCGCGAACGTGAGCGGCTGGGCGGCGCTGATGATCTGGCCTTGTGACTGCCAGATGGTCGAACCGCTACAGCGTTGATTTCTTATAAACCCAAGTTGCGAGAGCAACCGATGACCGACGAGCCGATTGAAACAGACGACGCGGTAGGCCATGACGGCCTGTACCTGCGCGACTGTGAGATCGCGCGCAAACTCGGCTTCGGCCGGAAGTTTGGCTACCGCCTGCTAGAGCGCCTTGAGCGCGGCATCCCGAACATGCGGGCCTACCCCAAGCGGGACAAGATGTTCGGGGATCGGCGCTTTTGGCCCGCTGTGCTCGCCTGGCACATGGACTATCATCGGGTCAGCCGCGCGGCAGAAGCCGCCGGTATTCAGCCCGCATGGGAGGAGAACTTCGATGCCCCCGCGTCCCGAAAAGCCAAAGGGCCTCAACACGCCCGGCCTCAACTGGCGGCCTCGCGCTAAGGGGTGGGTTGCCTATTGGGTGGCTCGCTCCGATCTTGTCGAGCGCGGCTATTCTCTCAAGTCGGTTTGGCTGTGGCCGCCCTACGGCTCGACTGAGCGCGAGGAGCCCGCGCCCGACGAGTGGAAGATAATCGCCTCGAACTGCGAACGTCTCCAGGGCGAGATGCTAGAGTGGGCGAACGTCGCGCCGGCTAATTGGGACCCGCGCAAAATCTATGATGGCACCTTCGGGTCGGCCATCGAAGTCTACAAGCGCGACCCGGACAGCCCGTTCAAGAACCTTCGCTACCGCGCCAAGCTGCGCACCGAAAGTATCTTGAAATCACTTACTGCATCGGTCGGCGGCGCTCGCATCCCTGAACTTAGCTTTCGAGACTTCAAACGCTGGCACGAAGGGTTTTGCAAGCCGACTGTAGAGGGCCGGCCGAAGCGGATTGCGCGGGGTCATAGCATGATGACCTACATTCGCATCGTCATTTCGTTCGGGAAGCTTGTCGGGTTGACGGGCTGCAAAGAGGCGCGCGAGACACTTTCAGAACTTGAATTTCAGGTCCCAAAGCGGCGCACGACGTTCATCACAGCGCAACAGGCGACCGATATCCGGGCCGAGGCGCACCGCCGGGGGCTGCCGTCCGTGGCGCTGGTCCAGGCGCTCATGTTTGAACTGATGATCCGCCAGAAGGACGCCATTGGCGAGATGATCCCGGCGTCCGAGCCCGGTATTTCCGACGTGACGCACCACGGCAAGAAATGGCTTTACGGCATCCGCTGGTCGGAAATCTCTGACGACATGATCCTGACCCACCGGCTGAGCAAGTCGCTCCGGGGCCGGGATGCCGTATTGGACCCGACCGCCGGCAAGACCGAGGCTTTCGATCTGAGGGCCTATCCGATGGTTATGGAGGAGATGCAGCACGTTCCGCACCGAACGGGACCGCTGGTGATCTGCGAACGCACCGGCCGCCCGTGGGACCATAAGTATTTCGCGACCATCTGGCGTCAGATCGCCAACGCGGTAGGCGTGCCGTCGAATGTGCAGAACCGGGACAGCCGAGCTGGAGGCGTGACCGAGGCGCTAGATGCCGAGGCAAACCCCGATCAGGTTCGCCGCCATGCCGGCCACTCTCAGATTGGCACGACGATGATCTACAGCCGGGACAGCCTGGAAGCCAAAAACAACGTGCAGGAATTGCGGGTGAAAAACCGCCCCAAGGCTTGACATATTCCTAGTGTACGCTTATTTTGCGCACATGACAGCGAATGACGTTAGAAACCTGCTTAGTAAGGCGTGTGACAATGCCGGCAGCAACCGGGCATGGGCGCAGACGGCCGGGGTTTCCCCGGCCTACGTCAGCGACGTGCTGAATGCCCGCCGAGAGCCCGGGCCGGCGATCCTGACACCTCTCGGCCTAGAGGCCATCGAGGAGCGCAGGGTGACTTACCGGAAGATACGAACAGATGCCAAACGTCGATAGCGAACGACAGCAAACGAGAGCGTTACAAATCAACGGCTTAGAGAGTAATTCGCGTCACGGATCATGCCTCTCAAGTCGTTGATTTTGTTGAAACCTGTTCGCTATCGTGGGTCAAGTGAAGGTTTGGAAAGGGTCCAGAATGCCAGAAATCCCGACGACCGCAGCCGAGTTCGCCAAGTGGCGCAGGCGGATAAACAGGAGCAATCATCTATGACACCGAAGGAAGCATACGAGGCGAGAAAGGCGGAACGCGCAAAGCTCCGCGACCTCGAATATCAGGCGAAGCAGAGAGAGGAACAGGTTATGACCCTCGACATGCTTGACCGCTTTGTGACCGCCGTCGAACGGATCGCGGACGCACTCGATAAGCCGAAATTTATGGCGTCGCCTTCGCCGCATGAATGGGTGGCCGGATCGAACGAACCAACCGTTCCGCTTACCACGGCCGGCATGTCGGTCAACGGCGTCGGATGACACTGATAACGGCGTATATGCCGTGAGGAAATGGACGATGCGACCCGAAACAAAGTGCCCGCACTCGAATATCGTCAACTGCCCACTCTACCACGCCGCCCATGCACCGACCGAGTTCCCGGGCTGCGGCTGTGATGACGGAAATTTAGACCAAGGCGGTTGCGCTGTGGACCGGGGGATGGATTACTTGGCGATCGTCGCCAAGATGAGGGCTATCGACCCGCGATTCATTGCGCAGATGGAGTGGCGCGAGGCAGTAGAACAATCGAAAGAACAGCGGGCGCGGAACATGCGCGCGGCGGAATCGATCTAGCGGGCGCGTGCATAAGCGCGTGTATGCATTGAACAGGAGCGGAAGATGGAACAGAGACACGTAGACGAAGGCGAAAAGTACCCAGAGCTCGGGCCGCACTATTTCGCCGCGCGAGAGTCCGCCGAAGTCTTCATGGCGCGATTTGAGGCCGAACAGTTCGAGCCCTTGGTGAAGGATTTTGCCGACAAATTTTACCAGGAAATGCACGATCGGCTTGAATCGTACCTGCTGTCCGACGCTGAGCAGAATTTGCAGGGCGAGATTTGGCGCGGGGTCGATCATGCGGTCAACGCCCTTATGACCGGAGAACGATGGGCGCTCGAACGCTACACACTCGGGAAGTACGGCGACGGCGAGAAAGCCCGCGCCGCTGTCGCGGCCCATATCCCCAAGGAAATTCAAGACGCGCGCATTGCCGACTTGGAGGCCGAAAACAAGCGGCTCCGCGAATGGCTAGATGCGCGCCGCTAACTGCCAATGATCAGTGATTGCGAGGGAAACTAAATGAGCTACTGCGATTGTGGTGACTATGAGCCCTGCGATTTTGCCTGCACCGAAGAGGTTAAGGCGGCGCGGAAGCAGCACAAGTGCAGCGAATGCGGAGGGCCTATTTTCAAAGGCGAATCCTACCGTAAGACGGTCTACAAATTTATTGGCGATCTGAGTGTCAACCGAATGTGCCTTCTCTGTTGTGAACTTGAACAGTGGGCGAAGATATCCGTTCCTTGTTTCTGCCCGCCGCCATTCGAGGGTCTGCATGAACAGGTCAGAGAAATGGTGGATGACATAGCCCATACGATTCCCGGATTTTTCTTTGAATACGGCCGACGCATGGTGAAGATCAAGCGTCGGCGTGAGTTTTCACACGGCTAATCATGCATTAACAACGGAGACGGACATGGCGAAGTACAGAAAGAAGCCAGTAGAGATCGAGGCCGTTCGCTGGCGCGGCTATAATTCAAATCTCGGCGTCACGGCAGAAGCCCCCGACCAGCCGGTCGAAATCACCGCCGAGAACATGCACGGCATCAAATGGAAGCCGTTGCCTGACTGGCTGCCGAAGCCGCTGCCGGAATGCAAGTGGGGTCAGAATAGCCGCTGTCCGGCGCAGCCCGGAGAAATTCTGCGCGATGGTGACTTCATCTACATCGGCACGCTTGAAGGCGAAATGTGTGCTGCGCCGGGTGACTGGATCATCCGTGGCGTTAAGGGGGAAATTTAGGGAATTATATACTTGACTCCCTCGCCATTCTTGACTAGATTTTGCCCATAGAAACGAGGGATATGGGTCATGAGTAAGTCCACGATTTCCACCTTTGAGTTGTTCGCGATGTTCCCGGATCAAGAGACGGCGCGGGTCTATTTGGAGGGGCGTCTGTGGCCGGAAGGCCCCAAGTGCCCGGTCTGTGGCCTTGGCGAGCGGATCACGGCGCGGGCGGGCGGCTACTTCCGCTGCAACCAGTGCAAAGAGGATTTTACGGTGCGGACGGGAACCATTTTCGAGCGCAGCCATGTCCCGCTGCACAAGTGGATTTACGCGATGTATCTGCTGGTCACGGCCCGCAAGGGCATTTCCAGCCTGCAATTGGCGAAGGAAATCGGGATTACGCAAAAGTCGGCTTGGTTCGTCCTGCATCGCCTTCGCGAAGCCTGCGGCGACGACCTGACCAAACTGCAAGGCATCGTCGAAATCGACGAAACCTATGTCGGCGGCATCGAAAAGAACAAGCACGAGTCCAAGAAGCTCAAAGCCGGTCGCGGGACGGTCGGCAAGACTGCCGTTGTCGCCATGCGCGAGCGCGGCGGCAAGATGAAAGCCATGGCGGTTGAAGATGCCGACATGGCGACCCTGCACACAAAAATTCACCAACACGTCGCCGCCGGTTCCACGCTGCACACCGATGAAGCTGGCGTTTACCGTGGCCTTGGCGGGCTGTTCTTCAACCACGAAACTGTCAACCACAGCGAAGGCGAATACGTCCGCGATAGCGTGACCACCAACGGCGTTGAAAGCGTGTTCGCGGTCATGAAGCGCGGCCTGATTGGCGTCTATCACCACGCCAGCAAAAAGCACCTTGGCCGCTACGTTGACGAATTTGCCTTCCGTCTGAATGACGGCAACGTGAAGCGTCACACCATGGAGCGGCTGGAAAGCTTTGTGAGCGGCACGAAGGGCAAGCGCCTGACCTACAAGGCACTGATCCAATGATGAGACGCTATTGCTCAGACTGCGGTGCGACAAACATGCAGGTGCTTGGATTTGCCTGCGATCATGAAAGGTGTCCTATGATTATCCCGAACAATGACAGCCTTGCTGAGATGCTGGAAGGCACCCGCGATGCGCTCGAAAAAGCTCTCGCCAGGGTTCAAAAGCTGGAATCGGCAAACAGCGCCCTAGCTGACCAGGTACTGATTTACGCGCGCCGTGCTGAGGATACCATCCAGCTTCGCAATCTCTTGGAGGCCGTGCGTGAGGACAATCAGCGGCTTCGGGCCGAGTTGTCCGAAATACGTGCACAAGATTCGGACTTGGCCGAACGCGATGAGCCTTTAACGCCAGAAGACAAAGCCCTGCTTGATCGCGCGTGGGAAAAGCACGCGGCAGCAAAGCCATGAAACGTCCCAAGCCGCCCAAAGCCCTCGACGCGATAACTGACGTGGTTCTCGCCTATCGCCCCAAGCCCAAATCGAAGCCCGCGAAGAAGCGTAAGCGGCGCGCGGCCAAGGCGAGGAAAGAAAATGAGGCTTAGCTGTGGAAAAGGGAGTCATGTATATAATTCCCGAAATTTACCCCTGCAAGCCGGATATCTTCGCCATCACCTACGATCCGGCCTGACCACGCTGATAAACAGGAGTCATCAACTATGAAGAAGCCCACCAAAGCCGACCCGTTCAGTGTGTGGGGGATGCCTCCGAAGGGGATGCTTCACGGTTTGAGCAATAGGCAGATAGATCAGATCAAGGCATATGTCTCGAAGGTGGCCGGCAACGCCTACACCTTTGGACATGAGCAAGGCTTCGACAACGGGCTTATCGAAGCGATGTGCAAGGTCAGCCTGCTTTCAGCGCGAGAAATGAAGGAACAGCAGAGCCGTACGTTCGCCCGTACCGAGAAACGCGCGCTGTTAAAGAACGGTATCCATTCATGACGGACGAAGAACTCATCCAAGCCACGTCGAAAGCGCGCGGTGCTGCGCATCGCGCCCCGTTGCAGGAATGGAGCAAAGATCACCGAGGCCACAGTAGTATCGTTACCCACTCTTCAAGCTGGGCAACCCGCGGTCATGAGTTTGTGGCGTTGGCGGAAGAGTGCAGATCGCGCGGCCTGCTGCTGCCGCACTGCGATTGCCCGCCTGGAGCACACGACTAACGTGTCGTTAAGGAGGTCAAAATGGAATTGCTTGAGCGCGTAGCGCGGGCCATAGCCGAGGAAAACGGCGATAACTTCGATGACCTGCCCTTGGCTAAGTGGCATTGGACGGAGAAGCGCGGCGAGTTCGGCGGGAGGTTCCGCGACGTGAACGAGCCCATGCGGTCTGATTATGAGGCAATGGCGAACGCAGCCATCACTGCCATGCGGGAGGCTGGATGCGAGAGCCTCGTCGCTGGCGAGCGATAATAGGCCATAATCACAAAAGAAAAAGCCGCCCACCCGAAGGTGAGCGGCTGAGTTGGCGCAAGGCGCGCGGGGAGGCTCAGGTTCCTGACGCTTGCACGTAGCAATACACATCACGGTTAGGGCTCAGGAAAATCACGGTGTGGCCTACGGGGTTGCCCTTATCGAATTTGTACTTATGGGCCGGCACCTCTATGCGAGTGCCGGGCGGAACGTGTGGGCGCTTTAGCGGTTCGTCAGGTCTGGTGTCGGTGATGATCGCGAATACCTTGTCGCCTACGACCTCAATCTTATCCGCATAGTAGCCATCAGCCTCTCCGCAACATCTGACGCCGGGATTGTCCGGCTGCATCAATGTCTCAAACCACTGCTTGATGCGCGGGTCGGAATTTTCCCATTGGCCTTGATCGCGGGCATTCGCGGACAAACGCAGCGTCACGCCCAAGCTGATTGCTATGAGAATGACGATACATAATCGGCTGATCACCGGGGCTGAATTCGGAATTGCTCGGCGCGGACCAGCGAGCTTTTGATTTCGGCGATGTTCGAGGAAATAGCTTCAAGCTGAGACTGCAACCGAATGATCTGACCGCTTTGCGGGGCCAGTTGCATGTATTGCGTTTCGAGCTGGCCGACGCGGGTGTTGAGCCCGGATGCCCACCAGAGGGCCGCGCTGGTTTGCAATGCAATGGCCCCGATCAGGGCAATAGGCACCCGTTTATCCAGGTGCCACTATCTGTCGTCTATGTTTTGATCCGTGTCAGCCATCAACGATTCCCTTTACAATCTTTGGTGGTCAGGCTCGGGCTGACGTTCCACGCGCCAGCTCGGGCCGCTTGCTTCATTTACGCCCAATGATCCGGGCGACCTTTTCGAGTGAGCGCCCGCCGAAATATGCGGTAAGGATAATCAGCGCCCACTGTGACAACTCCGGACTAAGCGAGTCGGTTACGCCCCACCCAAAAACCTTGTCCCATACAACGACCTTCCAGACGTACACGACAAAGGCGAGAGCAAAGAGCGGGCGTGGAAGCGCCGTGTACCAGCGGCCTTGCTCAGCAATGACAATTTGAGTTGCCAGTTCCCGTTCGCGCTGTTCAACAGCGAGTTCACGGGCGGCAAGATCGGCGGCAATCCGCTCAGACGTATTGCCTGCCTCAAGCTTGGCTTTGTAGCCATCTATAAAGCCCTTGATGATAGGGCCAGTTAGAAAGCTGGCGAGCCATGACCACATGGCTACAGCGTCCTGCGGCGGGCAATTTCAGTCATGAGGCCCTGTGTGAATAGGACGCCGTATAGAATCCATTGCGTTCTGCTGGGGACGCCAGCGGCCAGCAACGGTGACAGATCAAACGACGCAAACACCGCCAACGCAGCCGCGCCGATCATTTGAAGGCGAGCAAGCGCAATCGTAGCCGAACGCCTGCACCAGTCTTTGATTTTATCCCACATGAATGGCTCCTATTCGCGTTTAAAGATGGCGGCAATGGCCGCGAAAATTACGGAAAGCCAAGACGACTTAACCGGCGGAACTGGCTCAACATCTGGGGGCGGCGGGATAATGGGCGCAGCGCCATCAGCAAATACCAGACGTTGCGCTTCAATCCAGTCCGCGTCTGGGGCTGGGTATTGCTTTCCCGCCTCGTGCCACGCCTGCGCTTTCAGGAAGGCAATGCCCATCTGGCTACGCCAAAACGCATCGTCCATGACGGTGTTGCGGGTCATGCCAGGCACGCGCACCAGTACGAATTTGATGTAGCTTTCGACGCTGTTGCCACCAGACCATATTGCGATGGCGTCACAGAAGCGCTTGTTTCTGTAGTGCTTAGAGGTCCGCCACAGGTCTAGTTGCGCACATATCCCTTGAACGTAAGTCGGAAAAACAGCGATATTATTTCCCTGCCCTTTGCCGTCGTTGAGGACGACAGCCTTCTTTTGCGCCCCCCATTTGATGGCGAGGGCGCTACCCCACATGGCTCCAGGATTTTTGTAACGGATGGATGCTGGTTCAGTTGCCATAGCCCACAACCTGCCCTTGCGCGGCGGGCATGGGCAACGCACGCGCTATTGCAGGGCGGGGCCGAAATTCGGGCCGCGTTGCGGGGCTATTTGGCGGGCTTTGGCGGAACTCCGGCGGCAGCGTTCGCGCTTTCCTCGACCTTATTCAATAGGCCGCGGAGCCAGAATAGATTTTGTGCTGGGAGCAGCCGGCGCACCGCCGATGTATCGGACGCCGCCCACTCGCCGGACGACAGCGCGCCAGTAATCTTGGGGATGCTTTCGATCTTGCCCCATGTCGGGCCGAGCAGCATGTCGGCGGCAGAGCGTGAGGCAAAGCGCGACAGCGGCTTGTCGGCGCCGATGGTGCGGTAGATATCGGCCGACCCGCGGGTGGCCTTGGACGCCAGCGCGTTGCCTTCCTCGAACCATCCGAGCAGGCCACTGCGCGAGATGCCTTCCTTGAACCAGTCCTGCGGACGGTCGCTGGTTTTCTGACCGCCAAAAAACGAGTTGATCTTGTAGGTCAACATGCCCAGCCCTACAGAGAATACGAGGCCGGAAAGCGCGGCGGCGTCGCGGCGCTGGAGGTTAGCCACAAGAATGCGCTCAGTCGCAGCGGCAGAAAACGTCTTGAACTGGCCAAGGATCGAGATAACCGGCTTGGACATCCACAACGGTTTTTCCTGCCCCGGCGTCACCACGGCGATGTCGACTTCGCGGGCCACGGCGCCGTTGAGCGCGTCGGCTGCCGCCCTATCTTTCCAGTCGGCGGTGTTTGGCAGATGCACGCCGTCGGTGATTTCTCCGCGCTTGAGTTCGCCGAACTCGCGCCAGATGCGTCCGGCCATCTGCGCGTCGATGCCACTTTCGGCCAAGTTGCCAATCTGGCGCTTGGTTGCCTTGCCTTCGACAACGGCGCGTGCGGCCCGGATGATCTCGGAAACCGCCGCGTGCGAGGCGATCAGTTTTTGCGCGTCGGTCAACGGCGCCAGTAGGTTGGCGATAAAGAACTTGTCGGATGCGCCCTGTAGCACCCGCTCAACACGGGACTGCGGCCGGTAGACATCTACAACATCGTCGAGCGAATGCTGGCGCGCGTTGATCGCGGTTTCCACGCCGATACCGATGGCGCGCATCTGCGACTTGAACTTGCCCCATTCCTCGGTGCTGGACGTTAGGCCCTTGAAAAATGGCGCCCATCCGTCGCGGATCGCGGTGGTGATGCCGTAGCGAAACACAACGCCTGCCATGTCGGGCAGCGACGACAGTGCGGACGAGCCCATGCTGGTGAGGTTGTTCACCGCCTTGGCCGCGTTCGCTATCCTGGCCATGTTCGCCAGTTCCGGCGACCATCCATAAACGCCGCGCACCCGGTCGCGTACCGCTGCTACGTCACGGATGACAGCATCGCGTTCTTTGCCAAGCCGAACGCGCTCTTTTTCGCCTTTCGTCGCATCGATCAACTTTGAATAGGCGTCCTCGATCTTGCGGAAACTCTGCGTCATCTCGACGTCGCCGAACCGTTCCGATAGCAGGACGTCAGGCACCACCGTGCGGAGGTGAGTTGCGACGACATGCTCGACGTCATTTTCTATCCAGTCGCGCGCCCAAGCGTTCGTCACGTTGAGCGAGCGTCCAGCCAGTGCACCGCGCGGCATGGGTTCGCGCTGGTGCCCGATGCGCGGGCCTCCGGTGGCGATGTCGTAGGGCAGCCGGCCGTCCGGCGAGCCGAGAATGCGGTCCACCGTCTGTGCGGCCTGGTCGCGCAATTCTTGGATCGATAGGTCACGGTCGCTTTCAATGATTTTTTTAACGGCACGGTCGATTGCCGGATCAGCGCTTTCAATGCGCGGTTTCTTCGCTTTCTGTTCTGGCGTGCGGGCAGCATCCGCCGCCTCTCGCGCCTTCAATGCTGCCTTCGCCTCCGCTGCCGACTTGCCATCCCACCGGCCCAACTCGGCCTCGATCTTTTCGCGGATCGCGTCGTGGCGCAGCGCGGCATCGGCCTTGGCCTCCGGCGTTTTTGCCTTTTCGACCTCGTCCCGCAGCTTTTTCAGGTCATCCGACAGTTTGACAAGGCTATCCTGTATCCCGCGCTTGGTGGTCTGGTCTGCGGTGTACTTCTCGACGAGGCGATTGGTGAACTCTGGTCGGCGTGCGCGAATGATCTCCTTGTTCCAGACGTGCGGGAAATAGCCCTCGCCTGCGGCGGGTTCGATCTTGCCGAAGCCTTCGATCGCGTCCTCGGCGCGGCTGGCCCATGGCGTAAACAGCTTTGCCCGGATGAATTGCGCAGCCTGCGCGACCTGCGGAACTGCGTGCTGGTCGCCGCTTTGCAGCGCTATCGACACTTCTTTCTTGAACTCGGCGAATGGCATCTTGCCATCGCCGCGGCCGGTGAAATCCTCAATGCGCGAGCGCAGACGCGGAATGGTGATGTCGGCCTGCCCGAACCGATAGTCGGCGAACAGTTGATCGAGTTCATCGGCCACCGCCACGCGGGTGCCGTTCATTTCCATGCGCGCAAGCCGGTCCAGCGCCGGGCCTTGGGTCGCCGCCACGCCAGCGTCTCCCTCAGTGAAGCGATATGGCGTCTCGGCGAGGTCCGCCATGACGCGGCGGGCTTCGACAGCCTCGGCTTGCAAGGTGCGGCGAGTCACGGAAAGCTGGTCGGTGCCTGGAATGGAGCGGAACATTTCGAGCTGGCGCGTGTCGGTTGCGGCGGCACCGGCCGAACCTGGCATCGCCTGCCCCGTGCCGACAGCCAAATTTTTGAACTGGCCATTGAGTGCTGCAAGTTCTTTGTTCGCAGCGTCAATAGCGTCGAAAGCGGCCGTCGCCTCCGGCGAGGTCGCGCCGAACTCGTCGACTATCTTTTGGCTTTGAGGGTAAAGTGTCGCCAGCCTTGCCTCAATATCCTGCATTTTTGGGATCAACGCTGCGGCGGCAGCATGACTGGTGCCAGTCGCGTGCGCATCTATCGCCATCCGGTCGACGTCGAGCATCCGTTCCATGGCGCTTCGCTCGACGCGCGTCAGCAGCGATGCCGCGCCCGCCCCGATCATCCCGCCAAGGATCGCCGATGACGCCACCGCCGCGACGCTCTCGCCCGCGGTGCGGGTTTCCTGCGTAGCTTGCAGCACGCCTTCCTGCACCGCCGTCTGCCCAGCCGCGGCGAGGCCAACGGATACCGCCGAGCGCGCCACCGAATAGCCACCCTTAACTGAGCGGAAAATAACGCCACCGGGCATCGCCAAAGTCGGGTCAAGCGTACCGGCCGCGATCTGCGCGACGAAGCCGGCCGCGCCGGATGCCGCCAAGGTCCGACGATCCTCGTCCTCGCCGTCAATGCGGCTTTTGATGATCTGCGTTTCGCTGGGCGAGCGCGAAGCGACAAAATTGCTGGAATGCAGCGCCTCGTAATCGGTGCCGCGAATGTCGTCGAGCGGGTTGTAGCCCTCGACCGGCGGGAACGCCTCGTCATTGAGCCGCTGGTACAGATTGACCAACGGACTATCCTGCCGGAAGGCAGCGCCGAACGTCTCGCTCATCGACGGCGCGCGCGGGGGCGGCGGTGCAATGCCCTCGGGCACGCGAGGCGTGGTCATTTCCGGGGGGGCGTCAAGGAACGGCATTACGAGCGACCCGCCATCTTCGGATCAAACATGCCTCTTAGTTCACCGTTGATCGACTGATACGGCGCTGTCTGGCGCGCGCGTTGCACGTCAAAGTCGACACGACCCTTGGCCACGGCCTCAGTCGGATCAAACGCATAGCGCGACGGCATCACCGTCTGACGCCCGGTGTTGTTGTCGGTCACGACCACCTGATATGAAGCCGGTTGGCCGGCCTGTGCCTCGGCCTGCGTGCGACGGTCGCTGACGAGCGTGTAGTCCCAGTTATTCGACCGCAACGTCGGCGTCGCCGCGTTCTCAATCGGGCCGCGCGGGCCGAGTTCCTTGGCCAAGTCGATCTCGATCTGCTTAGTCATCCAGTCCCACGACCCGCCGACTGCCGGATAGACTGGGTTGCCGCTGCGGTCGCGCAGCGTTTCAGGCGCATTCAGCATCAGCCGGCCGCCGTTGACGCCGGACGCCGCCCATTTGGTTTTGAGTAGCGCCATCGTCTGCTCGGCGGCGGCGTCCTTGTCGCCCATCGTTTCGGCGTAACGGCGCGCATAAATCGACTGGTAATCGGAAAGCATGGCCGCGCGGGTCAGTCCGTCGGTCGGCGCCAGTGGCTGGCTGCCGATTGCGCGGGCAATAGGGCCGGGCGTGACCCACCACGATGTGTCGAATTTCCCGACCACATCCTCGAACGACACCTTCTGTGCGATATCCTTGCCGGCAGTCTCCAGCACCTTGAACTGCTCGCGAACGCCAGGGTCGAGCGCCTTTTTCTCGCGATCCTTCGCCATCTGTTCCGGCGTCATGTAGCGGAGGTTGGTCTGCCACGTCATCAGGGCGTGGATATTATCCTCGCCGAATAGCGTCTTGGCAGTCTCGGGTGAGCGCGCCCACAGCCGGTCCATAAACTGCATAGCGCCGTTGAACCGTGCACTGTCCCCGGATCGGGCAGCCCCCGTCACCGCGGCCTTGATCTCGGGGTTGCCGAGGGCCGGGGTCAGGAAATCGTCAGGGAGGCCCGCCAGTGCGTCAAAAGCGGCAGAGGCGGCCTTGGCATCGCCGCCGCCGATTGCGCCAGCCAGCGCGGCCGTCTCGGCTGGCCTGAACGGGTTGCCGGGCTGTGTCTGCTGTTCGACGGCAACGCCGCGGGCGATAGTGACCCGGGCATCGATAGACGCCTTCGCGGCAGCCGGCGACGACAGATCGAGCGGCATTGGTTCCGCGTGAAACCGCTCTACCGCGAACCCAACAGGGTCCTCCTTGACCATTTTCAATTGCCGGTCGAACTGCTTTTTCAGACTTTCGGCTACGGTGATGCCGATCTCGCTACGGGCCTGATCGACCACCGCCTGCTGGGTGCCCTGCGGCAGCGCGCGGGCATCTTTGCCGATGGCATTGGCTACCGACAAATCCTCGACCTGCTTTTGCCAGTTGGCGTCACCGGACAGCGCTGCGGCATACCGCACCGCAGTAAAATCCTCCTGGTCCAGCACCTTGCCCTGGTCAATGCGGGCCTTGAAATCGGGCCATGCCTTGCGGGCCTGGTCGACGAACTGGCCCTGTACGCGCTTTGCGATCTCGCCAGCAAACGGGACACCGACAAACTCGGTCGGATCGGACTTCTCGCCGATTAGGGTTTGCGCGTTGCGCACCCTGTTGGTGAAGCCATGGCCGGCGCGCGGGTTTTCCGGCGTCCACCCGGCCGGGCGCTCAAAACTGATAAACGCCTCGGCTGCCTGCCCTGCCGTCTTGGCCTGGCGCAGACGGGCGCCTACAGCGCCCTCGCTGGTGCGCAGTTCATGGTCGACAAATTCAAGCTGCGTTTCAAAATCGGTGGCTGACTTGCCGCGGGCCGCCGCAAATCCCTCTAGCGCCTTGCGCCGTTCCAGCCGCCACCCGGCGATGCCGATGCCGGTGCCGCTATCGTGGCTCTGCGTTGGGTCGAGCGTGCCGCTTTCTTGGAGAAGATTGCCGACGATACCGGCTGCCTGTTCGCGCGACCATCCCTTGCCGAGAAAGAACTGCATCGCCGGGTCAACTTTTGGCGCCGTGACGTTCACGCGCTCGCTCGCCACCGCCGTAGCAAAATTCTTTAGGCTCAGGCCCGAACGATAAGGCGCGGTGGCGGCGGTGACAGCGTAATCAACCGACAGCCGCTTGAACTCGGCCGCTGCGCCTGTGCGCTGCAATTCCTTCAAATGGTCGCGAATTTCGCCTTCATCGACAGGCTGGTTGCTTGCAAGGCGCGCCCGCAGGTCTTTTGATGACTCGACGATAGCGCCGCGGTCCTCCTTATCCTGCGCCGCAGCCAGCCGCACCGCCGACAGACCGCGGTTGAAAGCCTTGTAGCGGCTCTCGCCCTTGAGGCTCAGCGTCTCGTTTTCAAGAATGCCCTTCTTGAGATGGTCGACAGCCGCGTCAAAGCCCTTTTCCCGATAGACCTGCACGCCGTCGCGCGCCGCGATCTCGCCCTGCGCCTTCGACATCGTGTCGTCAAACAGTAGATCGGCCTTCTCCTTCGGCATCAGCCTCGAAGTTACGGCGCTATCAAGCACTGCGCGGAACTTGCCGATTTTGATTTCTCCGTCCGGAGAGCCCAGTGTGCCAGCCATGGCGGCGCCGATCACGTCGCTGCTGGTCTGCGTCGCCAGCGCGCCGATGCGACTGGCATCGAGCCGTCCATCCTCGGCCCGCTTCTCGCCAAGAATGGCGCTATAGGCCGCGTTGCCCTCGGTGCCGAGTAGCTTCTTAATATGCGGCAGCGCCCACGGCTCGGCCTGCCCGACCTTGCCCTCGGTGTAGCCCGCCCATGCGGCATCGAAGCCGTCCGGGTTGCTGGCGAACTGGTCGCGCATTTCGATACGCTTGCGCGCGATCTCGACGTTTTGATCCGCGAGGTAGCCGACCTGTGCCTGATGAACTTCAAGGCCTAGCGCGTGACCAGCCTGCGATTGCAGTTTGTCGCCCATGGCCGCGATGCGCGCCCAATCGGACGCACCGCCATCGCCACCATTGAAGGTCGCGGGTGCGCCGCCACTCTGGACAATGGCGGGGTTTTTCTCTTGGAGCGGGAGGCCGGTGCCGGTTGCCATGGCTATGCGCCCTTAGTCGCACTGGCATATTTGTACGCGCCGCTCGCAACCGCCTGCCCGGCGCCGAGATAGCCCGCGAGCAACGACGACTTGACGCGGCGCCCGGCCTGCTCGGCCGCAGTGCCAGCATTGATCGCACCCATGCGGTACTGATCGGACTTCGATAGGAAGCTGAAACGCTCGGCCGAAATATCGCCCTCGGCCACGTTCGTGAAGTTGTCCAAGATTGCCATGCCGGTCGGGCTGGTCGAGCCGACACCGCGGCCCGCGCGCAATGACTGGATGGTTTCGAGGTTCGAGACGAGTTCGTTGCGGCGCTTGGCCTCGGCCTGATCGGCGGCGATCTTGGTGTTCTGCGCCTCGCGATCGAGCGCCTGCTGCTGGCCCTGCAATTGCGATTGTTCGAGCGCGGCGGCGCGCGACTTTTCCTGCCCGGCGGCAAGCGAACTCGCGGCCGAAAGAGCGGTCGAGGCGATCAGCGCGGGGATTGCGAGCGCGGCCATTAGTGCGCAACCTTGCTTTTGATCGAGCGGATCGTCAGCGGCAACGGATCGGTCTGCGTGATCGTGATCGTCGGGCTGCGCTGCCATCCGAGAAACTGAAACTTCTGCACGCCGTCGAGTTCCGGCGGCGCGGCGTCAACGTCGTCCGTCACCTGATAGGCAGCCAGCGCGTAACCGTCGGCGGAAAACCGGCCTGACGCCTGTACGTCGACCAGCGCCTCGTAGATGCGCATGTAGTCGCCCGTGCGCGCGCCTTCCTGACTCGTAACGACCGGCGGCAGCGTTTCCAATTCAGGGTCGTAATTGAGCCCGACGACGTAGGGACCGGCCGGCGTAGTCGTGACCGAAAACGGGTATTCGCCAAGATGGTACTGACCGGCTACGACGTTGACGGTTGTCGCGCCATAGATCGTCGGAATGCCAGCGTCCATCAGCGCCTCGGTCGAATACTCGGTCGCGAGATCAAGCGTGATGTCATGGTCGAACAGTTCGAGATAGTAGCGCGTATTGCCAGCGACCGTCCGCTCGGTCGTGCAATAGAGGTATTTGTCGATGCCGCAGACAGACGTGTAAATCCCGCTCGTCGTCCATGGCGTGATGTTGCGGATTTTCTGCACCTCGACGAGCTGCAAAACCGCCAACGTGCCGTCGTCATTGATGAACACCGCGTACCGCTCAGGACCGCCGGCAAAGTTGCTGACCACGGTCATGCGCGTCGGGTTGCTGATCAGATGGCTCGCGAGAATGCCAACGTCATCGTCGGCGTCCCATTGCCTGCTGGTGTCGCCGGTCGGTCGCGCCTTGATGATCAGAGATTGCGAGACGAACAACACGCCGCCATCAAAGCTGTGTGCCTTGGCCGTGGCCGTCGTCGGCCACGGCGACCCAAACGCATAGAACGCGAGTGACGACGGAATGAACGGGCTCGTTTTGCTTTCCGGCACGTAATAAGGGCCGTGGTCGGTGAGAACGAGTAGTTGCTCGCCGCTGTGCAGTTGCACGATGGTGGCGGCCTGCGCGTCGCCGATCGACTCCATGATGCCGTCGCCGTCAGCGCCAGTACCGATGTTGAAATTGTATAGGTTGCCGAGCGTCGAGCCGATCAGATAGTTCGGCGCGGCGGAATGTCCACCGAATAGCAACCTGTTGCGGTGCAGCGCGACACAACTCGGATAGCCGTTCAAGCCGAACAGTTGCTCGTCCCAATCCGTCACTGCCGCCTTGGTCGCAGCCGCAGCTACCGCCGAAATCGTTGTCGTCGCGTTTGGGCCGGTCAGCACGTCGGACGTGGTGAATGCGATCAGGCTGTCCCCATTCAAAACGAGCGCGAGATGCGTGGTGTCGGTGATCGTGGTCACGACGCCTTTTGCGCCTGTCACGGAACCCTCGACCACTTCGCCGACCGCGAATTTTGCCGTCGACGCCACGGTCAAATCCTCGGTATCGGGCAACGTTTCGAGAACGGTGGCCGTGCAGGAAAGCCCGTCCGCCGCCACCGCCGTTACCAGACACGCGCGTTCCTCGTAGCGGATATACTCGCCGACACGGTTGGCGCCAAAATACGACGTCGACGTCCCGCCGAGGGTGAGCGTAATCGAGCCGGTCAGCGCCGACGGCCGCAATGTCACGGCCGCCGCGGCGAGTTTGAGATAGGGCTGCTCCGGGCGGCTCGCCGGGCCGGTGAAGAACGGGAAGTCAGCGACCGACCATGACGACGCGCCCGTGCGGGTCAACACCTGCGGGAGCATGTCGTTATGCGTCAGGAACATCGTGTTCCCGCTCTGCTCGACGTCCATTTCCCGCCAGATATCGCCGGTCCAATCCGCGGTCGTAATGCTGCCGGCCGCCGTCAGCGCCCCGGTCAGGACGTTCTGCGAATAGGCGTCCATCCGGCCATCGCCGAATACCAGGACGTATTTGGTCGTCTGGTTGACGATGAACGGCTCGGCGCGGCCGGAGCCGGCCCCGTCTGCCTCGCGCCAGCTTCCGGGCCGGCGCGTCACGCCACCGCCGATCAGACAGCGAAACTCATCCAGCGTCTTGGCGCCGTTCTGGTACTGCTCGGTGTCCTGACGCGCGATCAACTCAGGCGCGAGCGCTCCGGCGCTGAAATTGGTCTGTAGAACGGCGCTACGAGCCATTGCGCGCCCTGACCATCGGCGACACCCAGACGTCGCGCGGCGGGCCGGCCTGGCTGTCTCGGTTGCGGGCAAGGGTGAACTGCTGGCCGGCGGCCTCGTCGCGGGTTTTTGACTCCGCGTAGCGCTCGCCAATGCCGCGCAGGAAAACCGCCTCCATCCGGCGGATGATCCCCTCGGCCAGCCACGGCGGAAACCATGTCTCGGGCACCCGCCAAACGTAGTGCAGGATCACCTCGTCATCTTCGGCCGCATCGCAGACGATGGTGTCGCCGTGCTGCTCGTAGTCGATCGGCAGCCCGGCCACCTTTACGGTGCGGATATCGACGAGATCGGTCGGGAGCTGGTAGGCGGCCGTCCACGGCTCAGGCGGATCGCCGTCCACATCTGGATCGATGCGGGCCAATTGCTCGATTTTGGTGGCCTTTTTATACGGCTGTAGCGAAATCTCGTTCTTGACGATGAACTCGTAGTTAGCATTGGCGATTGCCGCCGCCGCGCCGCCGGACGTCAGGCTCGTCAGCGGATCGTTGCCTGTGCGCGTCAGCGCCGCGTTCAAGAGCGTCAAATCTGTGCTCATGGCGGCAAAAGTGCCCCTCGGACGGGCTTAGCGGCAACGCACGCGGGGTCAGGCGTGCGTTGCCGCTAACCGGCCCCGCGCGGCATCGTCTGGGCCATGGTCGATTATATTGATGTCAGCGACACCACCCCGCGCGTCTCCTATGTCGCGACGGCTTCGCAGGTCGTTTTTGCGGTTCCGTTCGTATTCTTTTCCGAGGCCGATCTGGTCGTCACGATCAACGGCACGACCAAGACCCTCACGACCCATTACACGACCAGCGGCGCGGAGAGCGAGGTCGGCGGATCGATCACGCTGGTGACGGGGGCGACCGCGAGCGATGCCGTGGTCATCACCCGGACGCTGGCCTACGAGTTGACGAGCCATATCCCGGCGTCCGGCCCGCTGGATATCCCGGCCGTCAATCTGCAATTTTCCAAGCTTGTCGCGATGATCCAGGAGGCCGTAGCCGATTGGCCGCGGTCGCTGCGCCAGCCATCCAGCGACGTCACAGACCTTGACGAACTTCCCGTCGCCGCGACCCGCGCCAGCAAATATCTCGCCTTCGACGCCGACGGCCAGCCGTCGCTTGTGGCGTCCGTCAGCAGCGCCGTCAGCGCCACCGCGTTCATGCTGACCCTGCTCGACGACACGACCGCCGCAGCGGCCCGCGCAACGCTCGGGATCACCGATCAGTCCGCCTACACCGGGCTTTCCAACTGGCAGTTTTGCCGCTGAGGACCTGACCCATGGCCGTTACCGCCACCCCCATTTTCGCCCAGGCGCTCCGGCATTCCGCCGTCTCGATCGCTACCGCCAACACGAACCGGGACGGGTCCGGGACGATTGGAACCGTGTTCACGGCGGACGCGACTGACGGCTCTGTCGTCGATCACGTCGACATCTGCGCCACTGGAACGACGACCGCCGGCGTGGTCAGGCTTTACGTCCACAACGGCACGACTGCCTTCCTATGGAGAGAGATTCTAGTCGGCGCTATCACCCCATCCGCGACGGTCGCTGCCTTTATGCGGCGGATCGACTGCTCTCTCCCCGATAAGGAATTGACGCTGGCGGCGGGATGGTCATTGCGGGCGTCGACCAACAATGCGGAAACCTTCAATATTCACGCTTTTGGGTATGACTTGTGAACCGTCATCGCGGTCTGGCACACGCTGCGCTTGAAAAGCGCCTTGAAAAGCTTCATGCGCAGGGCAATCTTCCGCGCGGCTACATCGATGGCCTGACCCTCTCGAACGACACGACAGACGCAACAAACGATATTGCGATTGCCGCCGGTGTCGCTCGTTCGACCGTCAGCATCGTAAACGGCGCAGCCTCTACATTCGCGCGCGATCAGATCGACCTTGATCTCCCGGTCGGCATCATCAAGCAACTCGACGTCGCATGGGCGCCCGAGAACTACGACGATGAAGGCTATTCAGGCGGGGACCGGAGCGGCGGCCGTTCAGCGTCGGCAATCTCAAATACGACGTGGCATATCTTCGCCATCGGAGGCCGCGGTGTTCCGGCAGACGTGATGTTCCACGATAGCGCCACGCAATCGAGCGTGCTTGCTGCGCTCCCCAGCGGGTTTTCCGCCTATCGTCATATCATGTCGGTCTGCCGAGTGAGCGCGGCGATCCTTGCCTTCAAGCAACTCAACGATGAAGTTCTTTATACGACCGTTCCCGCGGTCAATGGCACCAATGGCCTCGATACAACGCCGGTAAACTTTGTCCTCGCTGGTATCCCATTGGGCATCAGGACTTGCGGAATCTTCAATATTGCTGCGGACTCGGCGAGCACTCCATCTATCTATGTGTATTCGCCCGATCTTTCAGATCAGGCCGCGTCTGACACCGTTGCCCCGCTTTCGACTGTGCGGCGTTGGAGCGGCGGCGTCGGCTTTGCTGGCAATCAGCGCATCAGAACCGATGCATCGGCGCAGGTGCGGGCTGTTGCCACCGCCGCGAGTACCACAATCAGCATTACCACGCTCGGATTTGTCCACCCTCGCGGGCGAGACGCTTAGCCGACCCAGAAATCAGAGTCGGTGCGCGCCTGCCACGGGCCGTTAAGGTCCGTGGTGGTGTAGATCGTGCCAACGTCATCATCCGCGTCCGCACCAGAGGCTGGTGGCACCCGCGAGGTCGCAACCTGTAGCAAGCGCCGACACCCCCTACCCCACGATATTCATCACCGCACAGCCGATCATGCCCCAGATGGCGAGGTTGATATGCAGCGCGTCAAACATGTATTAGTTCACCCCGAACGGATAACCGCTGCCCGCAAACAACGGCTCGACATGCGCGCTCGCGAGATCACCGGGCGACAGATCAGCCGCCACATACCGCATAAACCTTTCACCGCGATCGGCAGCGTCACGATCCGCAATCAACCGGCAGGCATTGCCGGGAATATCGCGCAGTGCCTCGCTCAACGCCGGAAGCGCAATGACGACGTACCAGCCGGAGAACGGCACGTGGTTCTCGCCATCGAGCGCATAAACCGAGACGTTCGGGATGCAGACATCGCCGCGCCATGCGCCCGAGCCTTCGCTGTCCGCTGGCGAGAAATAGGCACCGACGACAGGATCAGCCTTGGCCGCGTCCTCTGTGTCGAAGCGCATGAGGTGGTCGATGATCATGGCCTTGAGCACTCCCTGTAGCCTCGCGCGACCAAATCGCGTCCGCGCTCCCATCGCATCGTGTTAGTTGCCTCAAAGCAGCACCGGCCAGAGGCATCCGGTCCAGCCGCTTCGGTGTGATAGCCGATCCATGCTGACGGATAGAAGCAAACCTGATCTTTTGGCACCGTCGCCAGCGCCATGACGCAGGCCGAGGCACAGTAGATCACCTGAAACATCGCGCCGCTCGCCGCCATCACCGCGAAGTCAAATGCGTGCTGGACAATGGAGCCGCCGGGGTCGTTGATGATCACGGGCTGGTCGCTCCGTCGAACGCATCCTTGATCGGGCTGAGGGCAAACCGCTGCATGTAGCCGTTGAGGGCGCGGTCGCCTGCGGAACGGTTGCCGAGGTAAGGGGTTCCTGTATTGCCCGCTACGGCTGTTGCGTTAGTTGCTAAACTCCCCGCATTCGCTATCACAGTCGAGCCACTGCCATCGTAGGAAAAGGCGCTCTTAACTCGGTCTGTAATCGCACCCGACCCTAGCGTCGCTTGTGCGCGATTTGCTCCAGAGTAAAACGCATAAGCGGTATTTACCGGAGATAATGGGTAGTACAAGGCAAATGTCGCCGTATTCATTCCAAGCAATATTTTATCCAGCCCACCCGTCGAGTACACCCCATACGTCTGAAAGAACGCCGCCTTCGCATTCAGCGCCGCCGTCAAGGCAGGCCCGATCAGTTGCGGAACGTCTGCGGCGCGAGTGGCGGAAGCGCCAGCAATCACGATTGGCGACGTGACGAATGCGCCTTCTTCGAGTTGGTTGAGGATGAAGTAGACGACTGCGCCGCCAATCGCGTTGATGGCAATTTGCTGCCCCGAAGTTCCCGTCGTGCCAGTTCCCGATGCTCGTGCGTAGGTTGCGCCAGCAAAGTTTGCCGAGGCCACGCCGGTCATTTGGACACGGTTGGCCCCCGCAGTTCCCGTGAACCTGCCCCATGCTGAGAACGCATGGACATTTGTGTTACCGGTCGTTCCGCCAAATGTAGCAATGGCATTTGTTGTTCCGGCACTATTATCGAGCTTGTAGACCTTCCCGCTAGTCGCGATGTTCTGCAAGCCAGCCGCAAGCAACGCCGCCGTATCATCAACAACCGCAAGCGTGGCCGCTGCATCTCCTGACTTCGTGACGTTCGTCAGATCGGTCGGATTAGCATTGTAGTTCGTGCACTTGTTCGTCCGCGCTTCCTCGATCAGCGCGCCTTGATCCGTAACCCGCAGGACATTCGCAGAGAACGGCACAAGGACGCCCGCAGCGGTCGTCGCATAGCCGGTGGAGGCGCGGGAGGTGGAGACGGTTTCGTATAATGACCCGCCATAATAGCGGCCATTTGCAAAATCCATGTCGATGACTGCACCGGGAAGCGCCCAGCCGGGTCGGCCGAAAAGAATAGGATAAAGCGCCGGGCGCATTTACATCGCCACGGAATGCAGCGTTACTTTGCGGGCGGCGGCTGTTGCGGTGAAACCGCCATTGGTGACGAGATAGCCGAACAGCGAACCCCCAACGGGCACCGCGATCTGCTTATTGATGCCACTCGTCTCGACGTACAGCGTCGAACCGAGATCGACAGGCGTGCCGAGATCAACGTAGCCCTTGAACGAGGCACGGTCGCCAGACGGGAGATCGAACGCCGCGTTGTCCGCGAGCGCGCTCGGCGGGGTGACACTGTAGAGATACAGTCGGTAGCTCGTCTCACCGCTGATGACGGCGGTATGGTCTACCTCAAGCTTGGCGGTCGTAATGATGACTTCGCCGCCACCTGACGGGCCTATATTTGTGAACTCCTTCGCCACATCTACCGTGTCGTTGGCAGAGTAAGCAGCAGCGGCCGGCGTGAAGGTGACGTTCGCCGCGTAGCCTTGGCTGGCCAGCGTCGCAAAAATTCCACCGAAAACCTTGTTGAGAGCCATAGCCGTTCGATCCTCTCAAGGCCGAACGGCGCAGTGCGTTCGCGCCTGGTGTCTTTGTTACGCCGCGGCGACGGTGGCCGAGGCCTCAAGCGGCAGATACCAGATCGAGTGCGTGATCGAGTCGCTGGCGTCGCCGGCCGTGCGCAGGGATTGCAAGGTGCAGGAACCGCTGGCGAGGCCGACGATACGATTGGCAAAGCCGAGGCCGTTCATGTCGGCTGTCTTGACCGCGCTCACGGCATAGGAACTGCCGGTAAGCAGCGTCAGGCCGGCATCGCCGCAAAGTGAGAACATGTAGCCGACCGCAGCGCTCGCGACATTGGTCTCGGCACAGAGGTCAACGTTGTTGGTCTTGACGCGCAGTTTGTAGTCGGTGACGGCGGCGCCGAGCGCGTTCGTGACCTCGCCGGTCCACATCGTCAGCAGCACCTTGCCGGTGACGGTGAACAGGTCGACGCCGGTCGCGGTGTTGACGTTCTCGGTCTTGCTGACCTTGAAGCCGAAGCCCGGTACGTAGACGCCCGACTTTGAAAGGATGCTGTCTTGCAGATAGCCGAGGACTTCGGCGATGGAGACGTTGTTGCCGTAGGCGGCCGAAGTCGGCCACGTTCCGACGCCATTCTCTCCGGCCGCGGTGCCCTGTAGCGCGGCAAACAACTGGCGGATGACTTCGGTGAGCGAAACGCCGTCCGCTGGGACGGCCGCGCTGGGGAAGGTCGAGACGCCGGCCGCACCGCTCAATTCAGCGCGGATCGTATCGCGGCTCGTCGAGTCCTGGGTCCATGAAACCATAGTCGTGTTCCTTTAGGCCGCTTTTTGTTTGCGCCGCTCGATCTCGGCTTCGATGTAGGTGTTCGCGTCGGCGGCCTTTACGTTCGACTGGGCGCCGAGCTTCTGGGCGAGCCATCGCCGCTTCTGCGCGGAAAGATCACGCCAGTCGTCGGGAATGAGGACCGTGACAGACGCCGGCACTACCGGCTCGATACGATTGGCGACCGAGAGCACCTTCGCGTTCTCGGAACGATATTTTGCCACCGCGGCCCTCGCCTCTTCGTCAAGCGGCTCCCAGTTGCGGCCCGGCGGAAGTTCTGACTCGAACTCCTCGCCGGCCACAATCAGGCGACGCAGATAAAGCGGACCAAGGGCGCGGTAGCGGGGCATTAGTTGATGCCCGTGGTGATGCCGCTACGGTACTGGTCGTCGCTGAACGGCGTGTCGGAGAGCCAGGCCGAAACCTTGCCCGAGGTGAAGTTCTCGGTGCCGACCGTGTAGTTCACGCAGATGTAGCGCTTGTAAGTGCCGTTCGGCACCACAACGCCCTTCGCGACCCAGTAGCCGGTGGCGAGCGTGGCTTCGGCAATCGAGCCGGACGTCCAGTGAACCGTTGACGAACCGTTCGAGGTATCGGCCGAGCTTTCCAGCGTCGCAGTGAGCGTCGCCGCTTCGCCGGACGAGTCCAGCACGGTATGGACCCAGATGTAGAGGTAGATCGCTTTGCCGGCGCCGAAGTTGGTCGTGGTGTTCGCCGTCGGGCCGCCGGTGTCGCCGGAGTTGATTGCCCCGCCGGTCGGCAGAGTGTCGTAGACGTTGGTCGAGATCGCCGTGGCGGTCAGGGCCTGCTCGTCCGAGAGAAGTTCTTTGGCGTCGATGAACATGTTCGGGGCCTTTCGAGAGAACGGGCTACAGGACGGGGAACGCGGATCAGGTGATCCGCGCCTCGTCGGCCTGCATCTGGTCAACCTTGCGGATCGGGATGCCGTCGAACATCAGTTTCGGACGGCCCTCTTCCTGGCCGAGCGTCAGATAGACGTTCGACTGCTTCATGCACTGGATGCGCAGCATCGTTTTCACGGTGCGGGGCATGTAGATCGCGGGACGGCCGCCCATGCTCGACGGCAACTTGTCGACCGCCGCGGCCAGCAGTTCGAGGATCGCCGCCGCGCCGGACTGCGCGACGAGCGCCGACTTGTCGATGTTGGGGATACGGACGACATGGCGCCAATCGCGCACCACGAGGCCGCAATCCCACTGGAATTTCTCTTCGTAGGCCGTGAAGCGCCGGCCGGGCGAGGCCGTGTCGAGCACTTCCTGGCGGCCAAGGTCCTCACGGCTGAGGCCGGCCTTGCTGCCGCGCGGGAACACGCCGAACACGGTGCGCGGCGACCAGTTCACGAGCAGGATTGAGGCGTTGTCGGTGCCGGTGCCGCCGCCGTCGACGATGTTCTCGCCGGATGAGGCCGACAGCGAGTCGAAACGCGGCAGAAAGCCGTTGAACTTCGCCGGGCTGGTGCCGACGTCGCCGTAAAGCAACGTCTGCGTGAATGCCTGATTGAAGCCCTCCAGGATGCCGATCGCCTCGTTCATGCGGACCCGCTCTTTGTTCGGGCTCATGTCGAGGAGCTTGGCGTCGACCGTCGAGCGGTTTTCCATCATGCCGAGCGGTTCGTCGATCTGCGCGTAGGTCGACTTCGACGGCGTGACGCCTTCGTAGAAGCGGCGGAACGTCGGCTCGGGGATGCCGGTGCGGACGGACGAGCGATGGAATGTGCCACCGTTGGCTTCCTCCCAGCTCATATCCATCAGGATTTCGTTGTCCTGGGCCAGAAGCTCCACGACGTCGGTGATATCGCCGTTCGGATCGGTCTGCTTGGCGATGTCGGAAAGCGTCATATTGCTGGAAGCAATTGCGGTCGCCATAGGTTAGCCTTTCTGTCCGTACCAGCGTTCTTCAACGGTCTTGGGTGCATGACCGGGCGCGGGCATGTGGCCCCCGGTTCCGGGCACGGCGCCGTTGGATTTCGCGATCAGTTTTTCGAGCGCACTCACGCCGGCCGCGGTCGTCGCGGTCATGCGGATTTCTTCAAATTCGTCGGCGGTAAGATCGCCCTTGTCGCGCAGGCCCTTGGCCCAATTGGTCGCGGCGGCGATGCGGTCTTTGGCGTTGTCGCCAAGCTTCGCGGTTTCGGCGGCAACACGCGCCTGTTCCGCCGCGTGTGCGGCGATCTTCTGCTGCGCATCAAGCGCGACGAGTTCGTTGATCTGGTCCTGGTCCCAGCCGTTCTTGATCGCCATCTCGCGGATGATCGGAACGCGCGGGTCGCTCTCGTCGATCTTGATCTCCATGCCGTCCGGGACCTTCACAGTCTCGGGCAGCTTGATCTCGATCTTGATGTCCTCGGGCTTGCGCGCGGCGAGCGCGGCGCGCTTCTCGGTTTCGGTCTGGTAGAACGTCGAAACCTCGGCGTAGTGCTGGCCGAACTCCGGCTTGATCGTGCTGGCGGTCGGGTCCCAGTGCGCTTCGGGCAACCATTCAGGTCGCGCGCCAGCGGCGGGGGCCGCATCGGCTACCGGCGGAATAAGCGAAGTCGCGGCCGGCGAAGGGGCTGGCGCTTGGGCTTGAGTTACAGCAGGGGCCGGTTCGTTCATGGGCGCGAAAGTGCGCCGGATCAAAAATTACGGGCAACGCACGCTCGCTATCGCGGCGGGTTTCTGCCGCTCTCAGCGATGGCTTTGCGGCCCGCTTCGGCCAATTGCTCGACGTGATGGACGAGCCGGCGCTGGCCTTCCAGTTCGCGCAGCAGCGCGTCCGGCGATCCCGGCGCGTAATGGCGCTCAATGGTGATGGAACGCAGATAATCCATGAGCGCGCGGCCGTCCGGGTTCGACACGGCGCGCAAGGCTGTCTCCGCGATCTTCTCGTCCCGCCCGGCTTCGGCCGGCTCGCGCGCGGGGCTCCGGTTCTCGAACTCGCCCCAGTTCGGCGCGCTCATTGCGGCACCCCGGACGTGATGGCGCCGAGAGACGGCGGGGCAACCTGCCCCCCGACGCCAGCACCGGAGAAGTTTTGTAGCACCGGCATGAGTTGCTGGATCGCCTTCGCGATGTCCTCTTCCTTGCGCTGCAATTTCTCGTCGACGCCAAGCAACCGGCGCTGTTCGTCCGAATACTTGAACATGTCGATGATGACGGCGCCGAACTGCGGGCCGAAGCGCGAAATGATCAACTCGGCCCAGCGGTCGTTACGCACGACCTCTTCCTGTTCCTGCGCGCGCAACAGCGGCGAGATCGGCTGCAACTGCACGGCGCGGCCGTCCATCGTGACCTTCGGCAACACGCCGCGCTGGTCGAGCAGGTACACGAAACGCCGATAGATGCCGTACTGCCATTCCTCGACAAGATTGGTGGCCGGCGTGCCCATGCGGCGCGCGCGTTCCGCCGCCTCGTCCGCCCACTGCGTCGCGGTCGGCGGCGTCTTTCCTTGCTGTTCGGGCCGGTCCTGGTAGTGCGCGCGGCGGATCACGCGCTCCAACTGGTCCATCTCGAACACCTGCACGTCGAAACGCGCCTTGCTCTCGATGGTTTCGGGTGCTCGCGATCCCGGCAGCCGCGGCACCCACTTGCCGGGCTCGACGCCGTGGTCGAGATTGATCACGCCGTCGTCCTCGTAGGACGTGATCGGGTCGACGTGCTTGTCGTAGTTTTTCAGGCTGAGATAGCGGACGTGGTTGCGCGACTTGATCGCCGGCAGCACGCGGTAGGTCGGCCCGACGCCCCACGCCGTCGTCGAGTCGCGCGACCACCGCGCCACGATGAACGGGCACGAACCCGGCCCTTTCCATTCCTTGCGGTACAGAATTTTGCCCTGGCACTGGACTGCGTACTTGTAGGTTTCGTTGCCTTTGTCGGACCAGTCGCGCCAGCAGCCGTCCGAGACGGCGTAATCCTGCTCGTCGTTGACCGGCTCGGGTCCAAGCTTACCGAGGTCAGCATCCGGCCAAAGCACCTTGATTTCTTCGCGGCGATAGGCCTTTTCGCGGAACACACCGTCGACATAGCCATAAGGCCCGCGCGTGATCAGCAACTCCGTGACCGGAATGGCCTCGCAATGCAGCGGCTTGGCCGGATCGATGTCGGTGATCATCATCGCCATCGTGCCGGGGCCGAGGTCCATGTAGGCCTCTTGCAAGGCCTGATAGAGATTGGACCGGCCCATCTCGGCGAACACGAACGTCTTGCGCGCGGCCAGCGGCTTGGCGAGTTCGGCCTTTTGCGCGCCGCCGAGCGTTTCAAGCGGCGTCTCATCCAGCCAGTTGTTCTTGCGCGGCGTGAACGTGACGTTCATGTCGGCGGAAAAATCCTCGATCACCGTGGCGATCGTCTCGTCAAAAATCTCGTCGAGGTCGACGGCCGAGCCGCTGGCCTGCGTCTGATAGAACTTGTGCCGCCACGGCATCGCGTATTTGTAGCAATCGGCGATGCGCGACTGATGGCGGGCGCGATCAAGGCGCGCGCGCTCCAAGAGCCGGTTCATGGCCTTGAGCAGCGGATCGTTCTGGTCCTGCTCGGACGGCGGCGCGGCCTTCGGTTTGACCGCCATTACCCGCTCCCGAGAAGCGACGAAAGCCCGCCACGGCCACTGCCGCTGCCGAGCACGCCAAGCAGCGACCTCACCCCAAACCCGGTGTTGCGCTGTTGCGTTTCCAGGCCGAGTTGCTGTTGCGTCGCCTTCGTTTTGTCCGCCGCCGCGCGCGCCGCTTCGGCGTCCCGCGCCGCTTTAACGGACGGGTCCTCCTGCGGCGGCGCAGCTACTCGCGGGGTTCCGAACAGACTTGCCAATCTCGGCCTCTTTCAGGCGCTCAACGATTTCGGCGCCGTGGGCCAGAAGGTCGCGGAAAAGCGCGCTGTGCCACAACGCACGCGCTAAAGCAGCCTCCCGCATTCCCTTGCAAATTCGATAGGGTGCTTCGCAGCTTTGCGTAGATTGCAGGGCTGACAAAGCCACTGAAGGTTTCGCCTGTCGTTTGTCCCATCCTTTGATAATGGGACGATGTGGTCCAGATGCCTTCTTATGCGCTGAAAACTTTTGCGGCACCAAGCGCACCTATTGCCTTGCTGCTTTGCAATTTCCCGTATCTCAGCGACCGAAAATGTGCCGCCGCCAGACCTTATTTTGGCTCGCCTACTATGATTATATTGCCTTAGGTTATCGGGGTTTTGTCGCTTCCACCGAGATTTCATCGCTTGGTCTGTTTTGATGTTTTTAGTTCGCCAAGATTTTCTGCGACTGTTTTCTATGTCTCGGTTTTTCTTCCGCCACCCGGTCGCGCGGTTTCGTTGGCATTGAACACAGTTATAGGCCGATACCTGTCTTTCGCAGACGTGGCCGTTATTGCAGGGCACCCCGGTAAAGTACCTCTTTAACCCGAGAGCCATCGCCGTTCTGCGCGATATTAATTTCATGCGCACAAACAGCATCATTTTTAGTGTCAGGAACAACGCACGGGCGGCTGACTATCTCGGCACCGAGATTCAACAAGTCGCGGTAAAGGCCCATTGGAGTGAGCGCCGCTGACCGGATGCCTAGCAGCGACTTCACCGCACCGACGCACCAGAACATCGGAGGCAGCCGCCCGCAGTCATGCGCCGACCTCATCCGCAGGATCACCGTCGAGTCGCGCCATAGCTGCCACCATCGCCCCGCAAAAGCCTCGTCCGTCTCGATCTCTATCTGGATGCCGCGCAAGGTCGGGTCGATGAACACCCAGCGCGAGGTCTGGTCGAACCATGCCGCCGCGCAGACGTGCCGGTAGCCAGGCCGGAAGAAACGCGACCACCACGGCCGCCCGTGCGCCTCGCCGAAGAAGATCAGCCATAGCCGCGGCGCGGGCTCCGGCTCGATCGGCACAAGCCGCACAACGCCGATCACCACCGCACCCCGCCGGTCTGCTTGAACGGCGAATAGGGTCGCCGCGTCTGTGTCGGCTGCGGCGGCTTTGAGCCCGGCATGGTGACACCGCGGCCCTCACCGCCGCCGATGACGAGATACTCCCCGGATTCGCAGTTACTCACGAGCAGCCCGTCGGCGTAGTAGCAGTGGGCGTCAGCCACTTCGATGTTGTAGACGGGTGCGGTGGAAAAGCTGCTTTTTGCAATCAGCCGAACAGGTTTTCTTAGCCCTGTACCGATTGACGCGAAAGTTACTGCCACAAATAACACAGCATCGGTCAACGTCGTCCACGCCGCGCGCAATCCGCGCGGCCGTGACGCATGTCTTTGAGCAATAGCCCCGTATCTTGATGAGGTGCTTGTAGCCTTTGTAACCGGCGCCGCAGTGGTCGCATTTGAGGTCGGACTTTCCGACGATAGCGAGGTGAGCAACCAACCCAAGATGGCCGGCCACACCGATAGCTGACGCGCGCTCTGGATGTTTCCGCCGCCATTCGGCAGCAGCGACAATGGCCCCTTGGATATTTCTCGACGATGCAGCCCGCCTATCAACCTCGGCCATGTGTAGGCGTTCATGGTCGGGCCACGACATGCATTCGAGATTGTCGATGTGGTTATTGGTAGGGTTCCCGTCCTTATGATGGACGACATGGCCAAACGGAATCGTGCCGCGATGCGCCGTCCATACTGCTCGGTGAAGATATTCGCCAGAGACATTTTTGTAATATCCGAGCGGCTTCCGATAGTAGCGGACACCGGCAAAGGCGAAGATTGCCCATTTTGCCCGATCCCGAGCCGGCGCAACCTGAATAGGATTTTCCATGCAAAATTGTCCGTGGCGATTACATCTGAATATCCTACAGCATCAATAGGACAAAAGCCAGTATCAATATAAAATGGATGGTCGGGCGTACAGGTTAATTTTATACCCGTTGAAAACTTATACGTTCGAACATGGGCCTCCCGGCTCATGGCCGCCACTACGGGGCGCGGCCCGCAGGGGGTGCAGACCAAATCGCCAGGAGAAAGCTGTTCGATCGGCACCTTTCCGAGCGGAGTGTTAATTGGTGTCCCGGCCGTAAAGCAGATGTGCGAATATTGGTTTTTCTCCGGCTCGTCGGCGTAACGCTCGCCCTGCACGCGGATGCGGCGCATGTGGTAGCCGCCAGCCATGCCGGTGATAAACGTCGTGCAGCCCGGATCGATCGTCATCGCGGCGCCGCCGCCGCCCGTCGACCGCCGCAGCAACACCGCGTTCATCGCTTCCTGGCGCAACGACTGCGCGTTCTGGCGCACCGGCGCCGGCCGCACCAGCATTCCGTTCTGCCGGAACACGTCGAACGGCGTGGCGTCGTTCGCCTGGCCGCGCTGCCCGCCCGCCGGATCGCCCCAGAACACGAACGTAAAGCCCGGGTAGTGCTCCGACAGGTAGCTCTTGAGTTGCGGCGCGAACTCGATCGCCGACATGTTCACGCCGATAAATTCGCGCTGCACAAACCAGTCACCGCGCAAATGCTGCCCGATCAGCGCCGCCGGCTGCCGGCCGAAGTCGAGCCCAATCTGTACCGGGACGTCATGGATCGGCTCCAGCCGGTCGCGCGCCACATGCGCCTCGCGCCGGAACAGCGGATAGACCGGCCGCCCGTCGACCACGACCGACGAGCGGTTCATGATGTTGGCGTCGATCCATGATTTTGTCTGCCCGCCGACCTTCTCCATGTAGAAATTCGGCGGCAGGTAGATCAAATTCTCGGCCTCCGGGTTCGGCCGATAGCCCGCCAGCGCGCCCTTTTCGTCGAACTCCTCGATCAGCCCAGGTGGCTGCGTGTAGAACTTCCAGTTCGGCGGTTTCCGCAGCGAACGCCGCTGTTCCTCGGTCATCCAGTCCGGCGGCGAAACGTCGCCGCGCATGATCGGTATCCAGTGATCGGCCGGCGGCGCGTTCGTATCCAGGATCAGCCCGCCCCACAGGCACCCGCCGTCCTTGACCGCGGGATAGCGCGGCGGCGAAACGCGGTCGACGAACGCCGCGATCACCGAGAAATGCGCGAACTGGCCCTCGTTGAACCAGATCAGCGACGTTTCCAGCGACTTCGCGTAACTCGCCGCATCATGCAAATCCTCGATCGCCATGAACGTGACGTCGAGTTCGAGCGGCCCGATCCGAATTTCATGCCGGAACGGCTTCGACCAGTAAAACCGGCCGAACTCCTTTTCGGGAAACCAGTCGAGCCAGGTCTTGAGCGTCGTTTCTTCCAGCTTCGGATACGTCTCGCGGAACACATGCGCGCGGAAACGCTGCCGGCCGTCACCCTGCACCGCCTGCGCCATCGCCTGCTGGTAGATGTGCATACAGCACGCCGACGACGTGCCCGACCCGACCGGCCCCTGGATGATCTTCACCCGGCTTTCGCGGTCCAGCATGAACTCACGAAGCACCTTCCCGGCCGGCGCAAACCGCCTCTGCTCGCTCATGGCGCCGTCTCGTCGATCAAGGACGACACCAGCCGCCGTTCAGCCGCGGCACGCTCGCGCAAATACCGGAAAGCGTTGATATCCGTCACCGAAGCCCGAGCCGCCCCATCCGGCACGTCGTCAGTCACCAGCCGCTCGCAGCGCACCACCGGCAAAACTACGATCTCGGCGGGGGGCATCATTCAAACTCGTCGTCGCTGCCGGGCAGACGCCCGACCGTGAAGCCAATTGCGGGCATCATCTCGCGACGGCGAAGCTTTGGCGTGTTCGGTCCATCATCCGGAATGCGCCAAATAGGGCGGCTGACACATCGCGCCTGTCGGATAGACCGGACGGACGGATGAGGCCGCGCCCAAAATTGCATCGGCTCGTACTTCGTCGACTTTGCCATCACCCAACCCGCGATGTTTCAGGGACAAAAAAATTCCGGCACACCCAAATGGTTGGAAGGCAAGATCGAGTGTGGAAGGGACGCTGGCGGCCGAACTCGCGTTTTCCCTCCCCCCGGCCTTCGTTGCTGCGCGTTCGGGAATGACCCGCCCGCCCCCTCGATCGATCGCCTGCCTGGCTGGCACGTCCCATTGTGTATGGGACCGACTGACTGACGGATTGCAGCATTTTCAATGGCTTAGCCCTCAATCAGCGATGATGGCTTATCACTGCCGCGCTCTGGCCCGTTGCTCAGGTCGATGACGTAACCGGGCGATACGTTAACGTTCACAGAGACTTGCGAGGTTTCGGCCGGCTTGATGCCCTCGATGGCCAGCACATGGCGCGCTGCGTCCAAGCTGACGTGTTCGGAGTCCGCGTCGACCAGCTCAATCACTCGCTCAGAAGCTCGCAGGGCGCCGAGCGCGATGGTTGAGCGCATTCGTTGCGCGAGAAACACCCTTACATGCTCTTTTTTCAGTGACCGGCTCAAATGCTCGGCATTCATTCCGACCGCTTCGGCTGCGGCTTTTTGAGTGATTGCGCGGCCTTTCGCGAGCAAATCAATGGCTTGCGCGAGGCGCTTTGAAATGCGCTCTTTTTTTGCAGGTTTCGCGGCGATTGGCGCGATCTGGCGCGCTTGTGGCTCGGCTAGTGCGATATCTGACATGCCGTGACGTTGCGGCGTGGCGGTCGTGCCGGGCAACGCACAAGGGCTATCGAGGGGCTTCGCGGAGTAGCGGTGATCACGTCCTCGCGCTTTGCGCTTCGTCGTGGTCCTCGGCTGCTTTGCAGCCTGCGGATTGCTTGAAGAGTATTTAGTTTGAAGACGGGCGCGCGCGACGGGGGAGAATGTGCACTATTTTTTTCTTTTGTCGCAACGCACGTCGCAGTCATGCGTGCAAGGTATTGATTGCGCTTGCGTATCTATGCGCGGTGATTTGCGCTCGGCCTTGACAAGCGCGGAGGTCGTTTTACGTTTGTAAAAAGCTGTTGACAGGTTTTAGGCCTTGTGCCATTTTACGAATGTAAAGCGGGTTGCCGCCCGCTTCTAACCGCGAGGACTACCAGATGAAACTTAAATCAACCTTTTCTTACGACGCATGGGTTGGCGAGCAAGCCGCCAACATTCTTATTCAAATCCGCCCGCTGGCACTCGGCGGCCGTTTCAATGCCGCGGTCTATGCTTTCGAGTCAAAGGGCGAGCAAGCCGGGTATCTGTCTGTTTGTGAAGAGCAGCCGGAAGGGGCTTGCGATTGCATCCGCTTCGGCTTGCACGGCTCTAACATCATGAATGTGCCGGCGTCGGCGCTCTATTCGCTGCTTTGGCAAGGTTGCCGCCGCGTTCCGATTTGCCCGACTGTCGAGGCCTAAGCCATGCGGGAAAGCTTCACAGAACGCATGGCCGAAGGCCGCGACCTGGCGCAAGCCTATCGCAACCTGGGGCGCCTCGTCGGCGCCCCGGCTAAGGGCTGGAACGCAAAGCGCGGCGAATGCACCGACGTCGGCTCATGGGATTACCTGTGCCGCGAGGCTCGCCGCGATTGGCGCGCTGCGGTACGCGAAGCCCGAAACGACTTCGCCGCGGCCTGCCTTAATGGGCCTACTTCGGATATCGATAGCCTGGGGGATTTTTAGCCATGACCGAACTTTCCTTCCTCGAACTTATTCACGGCGACGCCATCAAGGATAGCTATGGATGGTCCGAACACGTCATCGGCCCGTATTTGCTGCACACAAACGGCGTGGCTTTTACGGCAGTGAACGTGGAAACGCGGCGCAAAGTGCGGCTGCAATACCCGCTTTGCTACAAGCTTTATGGTGCTAGCCATGCGCTCTAACCTTCCCGGCCAAATCGACATGCCGCAGACCGAGGAGAGATCGGCGGCACTGACACGGCTAAAAGCCGCGGCGCCGTTGCGCCCGGCCAAGCCGCAGAAGCCGTGCGACGTTGGCCTATTCAGCGATGATGCCGATCAAATTGACCTGATCGAAATGTTCATGGACTGAAAGGGTGGGGCGAGGCTTGCCGGCCTCGCCCCTATCACCGCGTCACACTCCAAAGGCCCGCGAGGGCACCCAGGGCAACACGATGACAACCGAAACTAGCACGGAAAAGGATGACCGCGCACGTCGGGCCGCGGTCAAATTGCTGGCGCGCGGCCTTGCCTCGCCCTCCGAGGTGGCAAAGCTCGCCGGGGTATCCCGCCAGCTTGTCAACCATTGGGCATCCTCGATCGATTGGCGCCGGGCGCGCAATGAAGCGCTGGCGAAGGCGTGGCGGAAACTGGCGCGGCCTTAACCTTTCGCCACCTGGCCCGCGCCGCTTTGCGCGCGATCTGCCGCCGCTTCCAGACCGGGATATTCTGCCGGGCCGCGGAGGCCAAAGACGATAATTCGGCCATCAGCTCGCGCTGCGTTTTCGGATTGTGGACGGCCTGCACATGCCGCAATTTATTCTGAAAGCTCACGGCGGTGTGCATCGAGTCCGATCCGGGCCGGATCACCACGTCCACGCCCGACGGGAACAGCGCGTCGATGATGTCTTGAAGCGTTTCCCACTGCGCCTGCCGCCCGCTCGCCGCATCGGCATGGACCGCCTTGGCGTAATAGCCGTCTTGGGTGCCGGCGAGTTCATCGACCTTCCACATCGCGAGGCCTAGCGACTGCCGTCGGCGCTCGCATTCAAGCATAATCCCGCGATAGATGGAGGTCGGCGTCATCGATTGGCACCCGCCGCGAGCCGCGCCCGTTTTGTCCGGTTTACGCCACCATGGCCCGGTGTGCAGGTGATGACCTTTTTGCTTTGGATTTCAAACTTGACGCCCTCGGTGCGTACACATAGGGCGCCCGCGAGTGCCGGCACGGTGCATAGTCCGGCGATGTGGCGGCGCACGGCCTCGACGTCAAAGCCCTTGGCGCGTTCAAGATAACGCAGCACCGCATGGTCGGTAACGTGGATCAGGGTCATCACGCGCCCCGCGGTACGAGTATTTCGTCACGCGCCGGCAGTCGGTAGGCGATGCGGCAGTGCTTCACGCAATACGGATAATCGCGGCGGCCTTTCGTGTACGGCTCGGCGCCGCAAAACTTCATGGCGTCCAAATCACGAGGATCACCAAGGGGCCAGCGGCACGTGTGATCGGTCAGTTTCGCGAGCGGCACGGCGGTGGCGCTTTCCTCGGCCGGCAGGTCCACGATCTCGACCACCGAAAAGCGGGTGCGCAGCTCGGCGGCCTGTTCTTCGCGGTACGATTGTTTCTGCGTCGATCCCTGCTCACGGCCAAGGCGTTTGAGCCGCTGGAAATTCAGGCCATTTTGGCGTTCGACGGGCTTACGCTCGCGCGGCGGGCGCAACGCCATCGCGGCCTTGTGGCGCTCCTGACCGATCTCACGCCCTGGCGCCAGACCCAGCCGCGTCAGCTTGCCGATAACGGCATTGCGCGTCACCCCGCCGAGTTCATCCGCAATGGCTCGGCTCGCAAGCCCTTTGGCTTGAAGCTTAACGAGTAACGCCACGCGCTCATCGGTCCACCCAGTAGTGTTCCCGTTGCAACGCGGCGACGGTGCGGCGGCTTCATGCGTCAACGACATCGTGTTCCTCCAGGTTTTTCAGTAATGCGGGCGACACCCCGCCGGCCGGATCGATGCCGCCGGCAGCACAAGCTTGCTCAAACGTGCGACGCGCGGCTTGTGCCAGAGTGTCATCGCCAGTCGTCGTCGGGTCCTCGTACCAATTCAGCGGCACGAAAATGCCGTTGCGGTTCACGCCATCGGCGCAGACGTTCGAGCCGTAGCGCGCGCGTTCCGGTTCTTTGTCGGCTCGCTTGACCATAGCGCCGTAGCGGTGCGCGGTGTCCGGCACGAATAGGTTTGGCTCGGCCTTGGGCCGCGGCCGCTCCAGCAACTTGGTTTTCGGCAGCGCCGCGTAGCGGTTTATTCGGTCCTGCCGCGCCAATGTGTCGTCGAGAAATTGCCCGATCTGACCGACACTCGGCAGACCCATCGGAAATGCCTTGATCACGCCCGTGCGTGGATCGGCAGCGTATTCGACGATGCTCGCCGGATAGTCGGCAAGCACGGCAGCAAGCGCAGCCGCGAATGTCTCAGGGTCCTGTGCTTCGTCCCGGCGGTAGCAGCCGCAAATCATCTTGGCCTGTGTCTGGAACCAATCGAGGGCGGGGCGGGAAACTGAGCTTTCCGATTTGTGCATCGATGGCCCTGCTGACGGACTTTGCATCGTCCTGAAATGCTCGCGGTCGTCCCTGTCCATTGCCCGTTCCTTCGCTTGCAGCGCGTCTTAGAAAACCATGAAATGTCTGGTCCCAATCGGCCTTGCGGACGGCGTTGGACCGCGCCCAAATGCGCATGTCCTCGGCCTTGCTTTCGAGGCGTCCGGCTGGGAGATTTAGCTTGGCGGCAGCCGCGTGATGCGATGCCGTGGGCTGCCAATGTTCAGGCAGCTCGGCTAAAGTTTTTCGCGGGGCGCGCTCTTTCTTTTTCCTTACTTCCTTCGGTAAGCCTTGAGCCTCAACAAGCAAGGAAGAAGAAAGTATAAGCTGATCGTCACGCCCATCACGTGACGGCGTGCGTGATGTTTTGCGTGACGCATCACCCGCGTCATTGGGTCCGGCCATCCCAGACTTGTTTTGCTGGCGAGCGCGATATTTACGTGCTCTTTCGGCTGCCTTAGCTTTGCCGTCACGCCCATCACGTGATGCGTCACGCTCAAAAATCGTGACGATTTCGAGCAACAATTCCGCGCTGATACCCAGCGCCAACAAGTCGCGCATCTGGTCGGAGCGGATGGGCATTACCACAGCCCTTTCGCAGCCCAGTCCGTGATCTGTTCCGCGCAACCCCATGGATCGCGCCAAATCTCCGAACCTGTGAACCGGAAGCAGTCATACCCAGCAAGAGTCGCCGCCCTGTCTTTAGAGCGATCCTTGGCAGCCTGCTCTTTAGTTCGCTCGTGAAAATTATGTCCGTCACACTCGACCAACAAAACCCGCCATTTGTCATCGGTCCTGTAATCACGGCCGGTGACTAAAAAGTCGACCCGACGTGACCCGATGCGCGCTTGCGGCCAGATGATCAGCGGCAAGCCGCCAATGCCGCGAGGAGCCTTTTGCTCTTTTGTGAGTGCGGCACCGGAATTGGCTATGCGAAGGTCAGAGAATTCGCATCCTGAAACCTCGCAACGGATAGTTAGGGCCTGCAAAAGCAGTTTTTCAATTGGACTTTCTCCGATCATGCAGCCATTAGGTTGCGACATCCATTCCCACTCGGAAGCGAGATGGTCTGCAACCTGCTCTGCCAGCTTTGCAAATCCAAATGTGCGCGCGGTCATACCTCAACCCCCACTGGGCTGACGCGCACCGTCACACCCTCACCGGCCGTCACCCATCGCGCGGAAACCATTTCGCAGTCACAGTCATCGCGGACGACGCCGATGTGCTGGAGCAGGTCGCTAATCGGTTTGATGAGGTTGTCGATATCGCGCGCTCGACGGTCAGGGCGCGATGCCTGAATGCTTAGATGATACTGGCCGGCGATGTGCCCGCGGCGCTGCGTGAGCGCAACAAGGCCAGCTTGCTTAAGCCATGCCGTATAGCGATCTGATTTGCGCATACCGTGCCGAGCGCGGACCCATAGACGGTTCGCGCTCGGCGGGAATGGCAACGTCAACTCGACGATCGTCACGCGGTCGCCCGCTCAATCGCGGCTTGGCCCAAGGGCAAATCAGAGATCATGCCCAGCGCGAGCATGTACGTCTCGACAATTGCCTCGTGCTCTTTCAACTTTTCCGCGTCTGCCTTCCGGCGCCGAACAATCTCGCGCAGAGCTTTGACGTCGAGGCCGCCACTTTTTGCCTCGGCGTACAGATCGCGGATATCGGAAAGGATGGCGTCTTTCTCTTCATTCAGTTTTTCGACGCGCGAGATAAACGACTTCAAGGCATTATCGCCGGTGCCGGCCATGTGCGTACCCCTGTGAATGATCCGCGAAAGCACGCACGCAACAAAACGTCAGTAAAATCAGGCTATTTAGCTTCCGAAAATCTCGTGCATCGTCGCCTCGATGACGCAGTAAGGCGGCTCAAACTCGCCGGACAACCAGCGAGCCGCAGTGCGTTCATTCGTTTTGGCGATCACGAAGCAACCTGCTCCGGCGTCTCGAAAAACCAGCGGTCGTCCCACGGCTTTGCTTGGGCCTTGGCCGCGTTTCTGATGCGCTGCATGTGCTCGCGGCCGGGCTCGAACTCGCCGTTTTCCCACCGCGAAACAGTCGCTTGCGTGGTTCCGGCGATTTCAGCAAAGACGGCCTGCGAGACGGCAAAGACGTTCTGGCGGATGTGTTGGATTGGTGGCTGCATGACGAATAATGCGCATAAGCATATTAACCCGTCAAGCAAATATGCGCGCTCGTATTTGCAAGTCCCCATACGTTTACGCATAGGGGTACGATGCACCTAAAGCCGATTCTCAGGGAAATTCAGCGCTTGAAGGGCTGGACCCAGGCCGAGATGGGCGCCCACCTCAAGGTGGCGCAACCCACCGTTTCGAGGTGGTTCAAGGGAGCCGAGCCCGAAATTAACCATCGCGAAAGAATTCTGGGATTAGCGCATAAGTTGGGCATTGTGGCTTCCGCAAATACCACCGACAATTTCACAGTTCCAATCGTTGGATATGTCGGAGCTGGCGGCCAGGTTTTGTATGAAGAAGGGCAAGGTCCCTTCGGAGAGGCGCTGATGCCTCCAATAAATTCAGGCCCTTCGACCGTCGCCGTCGTCGTCCGCGGCGACAGCATGGCGGGCCAATTGGAGGACGGCTGGACGGTCTACTACGACAGCCGGCACACCCCGCCCTCAGACGGCCTCCTAGGGAGGCTTTGCGTGGTTGGCCTGCGTGATGGCAGAGTGCTCATCAAAAAGCTTCTCCCCGGCCGCCAGGGCGGGAAATACGACCTATATTCGGCCAATGCGGCGCCGATGCTCGACCAAGCCGTCGAGTGGGCGGCCCGCGTTTCCTGGATAGCCCCCACATAAAGAACGCATAACCGTTCAGCGGATATTGCGCCGCACAAAAAATAGTTCTGGGAAATATGCGCCGACGCATTGACCTTTCTATTCGTATGCGCATAATGCGTGCATCGAAATCGGAGGTCGATCGATGCAGCAACACCCCGCCACGGCCGCCTTTGACCGCCTGTTCAAAGTGCTCGACGCTTCGGTCAAGCGCTCGCGCACAGACCGCTACATGGCGCGCGTCGATGAGCGCATCCGGGACGTGGACCGCGATGAGGCGCTGACGTTCCTGCGCGCCGAACTCGACAAATGGCACGAGCGCTATCAGCGCTTCCAGGCCAAGATTTTTGCCGGCGAGGACCTCGAAAGCGACGTGTCCGCATGGGACTACGCCGAAACGATCGGCGCGGTCGCCGCGAAGATCGCCCGCCTCGAACGCCAGACGGTGCCATCATGATCCGGGAAGCCTTCGAGATCACCCGCGACGCATTCGCCGTTACGGTGTTCACCATCGTGGTCATGGCCGTGATCCTCTTCGGGTTCGGCGTTGGCGAAGGGGTCATCCGATGATCCCCGTCCGTGACCGCCTGATCCGACTTGGTGTAGCCGTCGCCGCTGGCACGCTGGTGCTGATCGGTGCCGTAGCAGAGGCCCGCCCGCTGGATGCCAACGGCAACCGCACAGTTATAGGCGGCCGTCCGGCAGGTTGCCCATGGCGCTACTGCGGCTGCGGCTTGCGCAAGTATCTCGGGCTCGATGATGTCCGCCTTAACCTCGCGGCGAATTGGGCGCGTCTTTTTCATCGCACCTCAGCCCGCCCTGGCGCTGCTGCTGTCCGACGCGGCGGCGGGCACGTCATGTTGCTGGTCAGCCATGTCGCCGGGACACGCTGGATCGTTCGCGACTACAACGGCGGCCGGCACCTCTCCTACATTCACGAGCGTGACGTGCGCGGCTTTGTGTTTGTCGATCCGTCTAGCCGCACGGGGTCACTTCAATGATCGCGCTCGTCCTGACACTTTGCGTTATCGCCGCCGCACTTCACTTCACGTTGCGCGAGATCGCCAAGCAGCATCCGCGCAATACACATCGGCACTTCGGTTTGTGAGCGAGCGCGGATCATAGCCCATTAACAGTGAGGGGAAATGCCATGTCATATCGAGTTGTATACGGCGAGAGCCGACCCGCATGGGAAAAGATTTTCCCGACGATGCGCGAAGCCAAGGCGTTCGCGAAAGAACACGAAGGCTTTGGGGACATCATTTTCAGCATCAAGAAGGTCGTCCCCGGCGAGAGGCCTCAGTCGATCATGGCTGCGATCGAAGCCGCGCATACTGCGGATTAACAACCATGACGAACAACGCGCCTAAATTACAGTGGCACAGCCAAATGCTCGCCAGCGGTACGCGGCGGCAACGCCTCTATGTCGACGGTGCGGAAACCCCGTTCTTTATCGACAGCGCCAACGGCATCCGCGCCCACAAGAACCAGGGCGACGAGCACGGGCTGTACGGAGCCGGGATGCACGAATGCGAATGGCGCGGCCAGAATGGTGAAAAGCGTTACATTGCGGCAGCGCTCGGAACATCTGTCAAAGTTGAGCCGCTCAAGCATCGCGCCGAACAAATGGCGCTCGCACACGCATAACATCAGATCATCAACCGTGAGGGGAGCAACCCATGGGTAAGCGCGTAATATTTCAGCTTTCGATGCCATCGAACAATTCGTGGAACGGCAAGTGGAGCGGTGCAGACAATGTCTACACCGTAGACAGGACACTTCCGCCTGCAAAGGCAGATGCTTTGAAGCCGAGATACACCTACAGCTTCGGCGATGGATGGGTTTCTGCGGATATGAATGGATGATCGACAGCATCCTGAAACGAGACGCCATCACGGCCGACTGAATGTTAACTTGAGATTAACAACCATGAACACGACATCAGAAGCCCCAGTTAAGCACTGGTCGATGGCTTCGGCAATCGAGCAGATCGAAAAATGCACCTTCGAATGCGAAGGGGGGCCGCTCAAAAACAATGACGCTTGGCGATGGCTTGCAGGCGCAGCGCGCATCGGTCCTGAGTTTTGGCCAGGGCAAGGGGTTTGGTTTCAAGTCGAGGCAGACGCGGGCGGCATCAAGCTCAATCAATGGGTTCACTTTTACATCGTTGGTTGCTCGATGGATAGCGACAGCGACCGCCGGTTCTGGACATACAGCCTGAGCTTCGATCCCCCAGCGCCCTATCACTACGGGAAAACACAATTCGCGAATGTACCGGGTGACAAACTTCGGCTCGAAAAGCCATGACCGCGATAATGACATCAGATAAACCGTGAGGAAATGAAATGCGAGAATGTCCTTACTGCGATGCGACTGCCGAGTACGAGGCCAGTCTGCCCGAGCATATCGACATAGTTTTCGACGGACCTCCCGGTCCCGAGGCTGGACGTTTTGTGGAAGTCGAGAACGAGCACAGGGCGAGCATTAGCTTCGGTGAGTGGATCGAGCGAGACGACGGTTATTGGGTTCTCCGCATCAACCCGCGCAATCCGCTGCCGGCCACCGCAGTAACTTGAGATCATCAACCATGAACCAGATTTGCTTTGAGTGGAAATGGCACTGGCGCGTCGGGGACGATGGTTTGCCGGACTGCGGAATCTATGCCGAGCAACGCCCGGGTCATGCCTACGCAATAGCGCGATGCCCGCGCTACCTAGGAGAGAAGGAATGGGCGGCGTACGCGCAGCACATTTGCGACTTGCACAACGCCGCGATGACCTGAGTTTAACATTGAGGAAAACGACATGGACATGCAGGTAATCGAACGCGCCCTGACGGACCCGGAAAACCAGCCGAGCCAGTGGGGAACTGTCCCGATCAACGACCCAAATTTCAGCGTCATCGAGTGGCGTCCAATTTCGGAGTTGGATCGGTCGAAGGACGACACCTATCTCGTCCGCGTCGAAAATTCCGATGGTACCGGCATCGGCCCGGGCTGGATCGACAAGGCGTACTACGCCGACGACGAAGGCGTTTGGTACGAGGGCAATTCGCGAAACGATCCCTACATCGGCGTCACCTTTTCGCGCATCGAGCGCGGCCCTTGGAAGATTACGGCCTTCGCGAAGTGGCCCGATTTTCTGCCGCGTTAATGACGAGTCATCAATCAAGCCTTCGGAGTGTCCATGTCCATCCGCGTTCGTGACCGTATTGAGTTCACCGCCGAGCACGGCTGCGCACCGATCAAAGGCGCTGGCTTCACGTTTCGCACGTTGACCGGGCCGCCGAGCAGACAGGCCCGCACGCTGGACCGGCTGATCACGATCACGCTGCCGGCCATCGACGGCGAGGAACACAAGATGGTGCCGACCATGGAGGTTCGCCTATGACCCGCGCCGATGAAATCCGCCACCTGCAAGAGCGCTACCGGGCGCTTGACACGCAGCACAAGCGCAAGGCCGCCGCCGCGGTGCTGTTGCGGCTGCAAGAACTGATGCGCCGGCAGATCAAGGCCGAGGATCGCCAGGACCGGAAAAACCATGCGAAAAGTATGGCGCCGACCATGGAGGCCAGCCCTTGAGCATTAAAGGCATCAACACAAAATCTCGGCCTGCGTTTGTCTGCGAATGTGGAGGTCACGCTTTCGCAAACACGAGTCGATGGGGTGTCGTGCTCGTAGACGCAGCAGATATCAACCTACTGGCCCGATTTTGCTGGACAATATTCTGGTCAAAAAAGACGCCAAGCATCGCATACGCGAAGTCTCGCCGCTGCGCCGATGAGCGTGGGCTCGCATCCGACTGCATCCATCGGATCATCATGCCGATGGCGCAGCCGGATCACATCGACGGTAACGGCCTGAATAATCAACGGTCAAATCTCCGCGCGAGTTCTCAAGCTGAAAACATGAGGAACCGGCGGCGCAATATAGCAAATGTTGCTGGCTTCAAGGGCGTCAGCCCTACTCGCGATGGATCAAAGTGGCGAGCGCGCATCTGGCGTGATGATACCAGCGTTCACCTGGGAACTTTTGCGACACCAGAGGGCGCGGCACGCGCATACGACGCCGCCGCCATGGCCCAATTTGGCGATTTTGCTCGCCTTAACTTCCCAATGAGTCACACACATGCAGATCACTAAGAGCGGCATCTATCGCGACCTCGACGTGAGCACCTACCACAACGATCCTTGCCCGGCGCCAAGCTTGTCGCAATCGCTGGCGAAAATCCTGATCGATCGGTCGCCGCTCCATGCCGCCGTCGCGCACCCGCGGCTGACCGTGCAGGAAGCCGACGACGAGGAAGCCGAGAAATACAACAAGACCAAGGCGATCGGTGATGCAACCCACGCGCTGCTGATCGAGCGCGG